TGTATTCTTTGCCATGTTAACTCATCATATAATATACAAAGATACTACTTTTTACTTATTTAATGATACATTACACATAAAAAATCGCATCAAAGCCATATAATCAGTCATAGACATAATCATTTGGAATAGAATTTCAAAATTAAATGCCATCATATTATTCATAAGCACAGTATACATCTACTAACAAATAAAATACTATTCGTTATACAGGCGTAAACAACCCCTCCTTGCTATGTCTGTTTAATATTAGTTTGACCATTCAAACGAAAAGTAACTTTACTTTATCCCTGTATTCATATATACACGCATTAAAGTAAAACTAAAAGAGGGAAGAAAGAAATAGCTATACCAAAATCGAAGACCACCCCAATTATAAGCTAAAAAATCCGTGAACTCATTTATGATTTTGCATCCATAATCAGCGAAATAATCACAGACATGCCCTATCTTTGCGAAACGGAGATTTAAGAGCAAAATAGAGTCATTTTTCTCTTTTTCCCTTCGTTTGAAAACAAACTAAGGTTAAAAGTGTTAAATCTTCGATTTTCGGCAAAAAAACAAGTAAATTTTTGAGGCTTCTATCTTTTAAACCATAAACTATTGACAATCAATTAGCATAATATGCTGCATCGGGAAATACGATTATTCCAAGACAGTATATCAAGGTATTAGTACTAAGACCTGTATAATCTGTCCCAAACATGGTGAGTTTTGGCAAACACCTAACAACCACTTAAATGGAGCAGAATGTCCTAAATGCGGATATTTAAAGACAAAGAGCAATGTGTGTGGGTCAGGCATAAACGACATTGATTACTATGCTACTTCTATATGCTATAGGAAGTGGAAGTCTATATTGGAACGTACTTCTCCAACATATAAAAATAAGGCATACGATAAAGTCTATATTTGCGATGAATGGCGTATATTTTCAAACTTTAAAGAGTGGTTTGATGAAAATTACATTGAGGGAGGTGCTATTGACAAAGATTTATTATCACCTCCAAATAATAAGATTTACTCACCACGCACTTGTTGCTTCTTGCCCCGTATTATCAACAACGCCATAAAGAAATCCCCAACAAATAATCAAACCGGTATAAGAACGACATCGAATGGGCGTTATCGTGTTATCCTATCTGCTAATTCTAAACAATCCCTTGTTGGATATTTTAATACTTTAGAAGAAGCTCAACTTGCCTACAAGCTGGCTAAAAAACAATACATCAAAGAACTCTCTGAAAAGTATTTCAGAGAGGGCAAGATAACCGAGAGGGTATATAATGCCCTAATGAAATACGAGATTGTGGATTAAGTTATTTCTTCCCAATCCACCGGTTCACCTTTTGCGTCACAATCAACGAGCCATTTTCTAAACCAATTCCCACCAGGGTTGTCAGGGTCATCAATGGCACTTTTGACAAACAATGCCATATTTGCCTCGTCGGGCACTCCTGATTTTAAGTAATCAGCCCGGCACATATTAAGAACGTATACAAAATCGTACCCTTTGTTGTGCTCGAGTTTAATCCCATACTTGGTTAGAAACTCCTCAGCTTGTGATTTGGAATAAGGTTCTATGGCTTCTTTCTTCCCAGTAGCCGCATTGATACGCCGCATTTCCTTAACTGCGCATTCACAAGCCTTACGGCTGAACGACCAGCCCCAATTCCGCAGATAGGCTTTCATTTCACGCGGCTTGTCATCATACAAATCCAAAGGTTCTTTCATATCTTTTACTTTTAAAAAGAGCGGAGTATATCCGCCCCTTAACTACACTTAACGATAACGGGAATAACGTCCGGTTCCACGAACGCCCCGTCTTTGTCCCATACCACGACCTGATCCACCGTAACCACCGCGCTCACCCATACCTTCATCATCATAATAACGGTCATCGTCGTCCCAACGCTCGCCCATGCTTTCACCTTCGGAAAGTTCTTCTATGCATTGCATGAGCTTGCCACCATAACGCAGCATCTTCTCCGCATAGTCGGACATTTTCTCGACCTTGCTCTCGGAAATTTCAATCATCATCATACTATTGTTTTTTAGAATTGTTACTACTAGAAGCCTTCTCAGAAGATTTGAGGAAATCGGCCATCATTGCCCTTAGTTCACTTAACTCTTGTCTTAGAGCTTTATTTTCCGCATCCTGGCGTTGGCGTTCTGCAAATTCCGGATTAAGAATTTGAAGCATCTTGTCGCAAGACTCCAGAACTGAACGGTGATGGTCTACGCTGCCTAAAATCTCCGATGAACGGTTTCGCATGGCGGCAACTTCCGCATTCATCGATTCCCTTGAACCGGATATTACCATATTCCCACCTCCGGGAAAGTTTGCATCAGCAATGTCTGACATCGCCGGTATTTTTTGGAAAGTCACCGTCTGTTCCCCTACCTTGATTGTTATGTCAACAACCATTCTTGGAGGCTGTCCATAAGGAAGAGGCTGTTGCATAAACTCCGGAACAGGATTGGAAACACCTGAAACGGACCCAACTTCAATATATGGAGTACCGTCCTTATGAAGGACAAAGAACTCGCTGTTTACTCGTAGATTCTGAAAAGGCATAATTAATTAACTCTTTAAGAGGACGGGATTTACCCCGCCCGTTGTTTTTTTTAAACCACTCCGGTCATAATTTGCAACGTATTAGTCGCACGGTCAAACCAGAACTCATACACACCAGTACCGGGAATGTCTGCCGCAGTCAACGCTTCACCGTTATATTTGGTGACCGCCTGTGTCACCCCGTTTGTCTCGAACAGGACCGGCAGCGTCCCGGTTGTCCCTGTGGGGACGGCCTGCGCCAGGTCAATGTAGATGGTCCCCCTGTACCATGCGTTCACAAAGGCATGGTTGGGAAAGGAAAACACCACATTAGCAGTATTAACCGTCACACCCGAGGTTGATATAGCCGCAGAGCCCCTGCGGTTTACAAATTGGAAAGGATATACTGCCATAATAGCCTCCTTCCTCAATTAACCCCAAAAACCATTACCGGCAGCGTAAGGATTGAAGCCACCATACAAGCCATATTGGTATGCTACACAGTTGGGAACCGCCGCAATAGGACTGTAAGGCACAGTAACGGTTTCCGGCTGCTTGCATTCAATTTTGGCTAGGCGCGCGCTTAAATCTGTCAAAGCGGCTCCAAGAGGTGCAGTAGCTTGCCCTACAATTTGAGATGTCATGGCTGAACTCTTGTAAGTGCTGTTCTCTTCACGGAGTTTGTCAATCTTGTTTTGCATCTCACGCATTTCAGCGGCACGTTGACCGTCAATAATCTGTCGTGTGCTGTCCTTGATGGAATTTTGCAAGTCACAAGTCTGACGTTGTGTTTCATAGGCCACGGATGCAAATCCTCTTTCCTGCCCGGTTGCAACACCATTAATTGCATTTTGCAGAGTGTTTGTCTGCTGACAGATAGCTAGACGGTTCTCACAGCAGCATGATGCGATCTGTTGTGCAATCTGACAGTTGCCGGATTGGATAGCATTAATAATCTGCATTGAGCTCTGCCCAACTTGATTTCCTACCTGTTGAATCTGTGACATTACACCGTTAATAGCCTGTTGAACCTGACCAATTGAACAGTTCAGATTTGTAGCCAGATTGTTGATGGCCTGACCGTTTCCTTGAATAGCACTCATCAGCAACTCCCGTCCTGCGTCGTTGTTTATCAAATTGGGGATTCCTGCTGCTCCATTGCCACCGCCAAAGCCGCCATTTCCCCATCCGTTGTTACCCCAACCCATGAGGAAAAACAAGAAAATAACCCAAATGAACCAACTTCCCTCACCGCCAAAACCACTGTTGTTACGGCTGTTCATGGATACAAGCAAATTAGGGTCTATGCCCTTCTGTTGCAAAAGTGGTGCAAGCATTGCCATCATGCCGCCACCACCATTGTTCCCACTTTCCGGGAACACATAAGTCTTTGTTTCGCTCATAATATATACAATTAGTTCCGGTCACATGACCGTTCACAAAAGTATATATATCATATCTCATGGGGAATCAGTTGTTTCCCAACAAATTCTTTATATCGTCCCAATATATTCTCATCATTTTCCCACTCTCCATCCTCTCATGGAAATTAGATATCATGTAGTTAACTGCACGTTTGGTTTTGTGGATATGAGCGGCTATTTGCGAAGGGTACATACCGCTTTCGAAAAGAAAATATACAAGAAGATACCGGGCATCTACAGTTTCCATATTCTTATCAGATGATAATATTTGGTCTACAGACACTTCTGTTTCTTTTGAAACAATATTAATTATTTTGGCAAAGATTTCTGACTTGCACATTGTGGTTTAAATTTTTGTTGTATTTTTGCCTCGCCAATCAAATAAAATCATAACAAAAGCATACGTAGGAAATAAGTAAGGATATTACTACCCCTGACACTTATCTACGTATGCTTTGTATACTTTAAAGTTTGATTGGCGTTAAACTTCAAGTGTCGGGGGTTCTTTTAATTCTGCCCCCCTGAAAGAATTACTTTTGTTAAATGAGTTTTTCTATTATACGCCACGCTTCTACCTGTGGCATTCTGGTTACTATTTCATCTTGCACCTCCTTTCTGTTGATTACCATATTCTATAACTTATTCCTGCGACAACCGCAGGAGAAAAACCATCCTTACCAAATCCATAACCGGCAGTTATCCCCAGTCCCCATCTTTTAGGTTTTATCTTAACCGTGTGATAGATGTCATTCGTTACTGTCAGTGTTTTGGAACAAACATAGATACTATCTAGGTTAGATCTGTAACCACTCACATAAGCGATGTAATCACTATCTCTGTATATCTTCTGCTCAACAGGAAGAATTGTGTCTCCTACATGGATTGTATCACCATCATGCCAACATAGTATTGGGGAAGGAAGATAATATTTTACAGTATCTCTCTTTACAATAATACTTGTGCTGAATACCGTATCTACTCTTGCCTCTATAACTGCTTCGGGGGATGGCTTTACAAACCATCCTAAACCGAAAGCGAGTACAATTATTAATATATAAGGAAGCCATTTCATATTATTGTATTTAAATAAGTACCAATAGCAATGCTATCGCTACTGCAATCCATATATAGACTCTTTGTCTCATAGCAGGTCCCATCCCTTAAAAATGTCCTCCATTACGGCAGGGACACCATTTTCAACATAAGATATAGCAGCAGCCAAAGAGCACATCGTATCTTTATCCTCAATATCCGGAACATATACTGAAGGTACTTGCATATCCTGACATACCCGTCTGATGTAAGCCCCTGTATTGTTCTCTGTCTGTGGGGCCCATCTTGTAATAAAGTCCGCGATACAAATACAGTTGTGTTTCCTTCTGTAATTCTGTAATGTGCGGATCAAAGCACGATAACCCCATTTCATTTCTGTAAACTGGAAAAAATCCTTGTCTGTCTGTTTTTCTCTCAACCCCTGCCATTTATCCTTTGTTATGCGGATATTACCGGGGTTATTGTTTCTCAATCCTCTTGGTAAACTTTTCATTTCTTTCCCTCCTTTTCTTTTAATTGCTCTATCAAGTTATTAAACCGGCTATTAATATAGATGCTTATGCCAAATACGCTACCGGCATACAACAGACACTGGGCAAACAACCACAATACACTATCATGTATCTGCCCCATAGGTTCCGAGCACACAAAACCAGCCACAGCCAAGGACGCTCCCAAAACAAGCATTCCCACAGCAGTTGAATACTGGATGTTTTCTTTTGTTTCCTTTCTCATTGTGCAATAATTTATATGACTTTTACTATCCTTCTTTTATACCATCAATTACACGTTTTGGATTACCCGATTTTATCAGCTAACCTTTTTTTTGTCATACAAAACAAAAAAAGAGCCTGCCACGGAAACTAATCCGCAACAAGCTCTTGGCTTTATACTGTATATGATATGTCCTTTCGTCATAAATATAAGTGGCGTGCATCTTCACACGCTCCCCACAAAGATAAATATTGTTTCCCTTATTACAAAAAATAACCGGCAATTAACGCCGGTTATCGTGATAGAATCTTATAGCCTCATTGACATATAATGATACTGATTGCTCCTTATCCAAGATAGCAGCTACATCCTCCTCTATCGTGACAAATATTTTTCTTACACCTCTAACCTTGGGACGTCTTGGCACATCATTGCTGTCCAATATCCTGTATATTGTCTGCTCAGACCGTACCCCTGTTTCTTTTATTATCTCCTTGATCGCTATCCCGTCCTTATATAAGGACAATACCCTAGACTCTTGATCTAGGGTAATAGATCGTCCTCTTGCCATAATTAATATGTTTTATAACATTTATAATTTATTGCCCGTTAATTCAAAAAATTGCACCTTTGCATCGAACATCAACAATGTTAGTCGCACTTCGGTGCGTGGATTGAAACGATATTAGACATTGTGATTTGCTCACAAATTAGTATTTTCTATACAGCTCACTGTATAGTGAAGAGGCGGAGAAATCCGCCTCTGTTTTTTATTCCCTTATTACTCCGTTATCAATATCTTCTTGTGTCATAATTGTTTGTCCTTCATGCTAATTAGTAGATAACAGCCTTTATCTTCATGTCAGTTATACAAACACTCTCTTGTCTCTGCACGGAATAGTAAGTAACGTGATTGTTCGATACTTCAAACATTGGATAAATCGAATCGGGATCGTCTTTAATTCCTTCAACCGTGAATTTAACTATACCTTGCTTTGCTGCCTGTTTGAATGCTCTGCGAAAATCTGCATCTAATGAATTGAAAGTTTTCATATTCTTGATACTGAATTGATCTGTTGTCACCAGCTTTATATTTATTACCAAAAAATTTCTTCAACCTCAAATTCTGCTTTCTCTTCCCAATCAAAAAAGTCTAAATTCTGTTCATCCTCTTCTGTCAAGTAGTAATATGCGCGGATTATATAGCCATCAATCTCAATAGGAGCTTCAGCCCACAGACTTAGACCTTCATGTAGCGGATCAACTACACAGCTTGTAGGCTCTGCACCAGTTGATATTGCCTTGTCTGCTATATCTTTCCCAAATCTATCTACTATTTCATTGTATGTATATCTTTTTTTCATCATATGTTTTTTGTTTGTTATTACTTGTTGTTTATATCGGATTAGAACTCAACAAATATCAATGTTTCCATAGAATCTGATTCTTTCACCCACATATGATTATGTCCGAAATCATAATCGAAAAACAGTTTAAAGTAAGGGTATTGTACTGTTAAAGAGTTCATACAGCCCTTTAACTCGTCTTCTGACATACAAGAAGTGATTTCATTGATTATTTGAACGAAAAGGTGTAAAACTTCTGGTTCACAATTTATCAGTGGATTTTCTACTATCGCTTTCATAATCTTCTATTGTCTTTTAATTATTCATTGTTTTATTATCACAATGCAAATATACTATATTGTGATGTAATAGCAAAACAAATCACAATATATTTTCTTGCATTGTGTAATATTTAACATTTAGATAAAAAAAGAACAGCCGCCAGCAAAAAGCACAGCAGCCGTTCAATCCACGTTCTACTCTCTATCCCATTCTCCCGAGAAGACAATAGCAAAGATATCAATTCTAGAACGAAATACAAAAAGAAAACTATATTAATTAGTTATGGAGAGTCAATTTTTATAAGCCACAAATAAGAATGTGATTTTAAATCCGATTTAAATGTAGTTTAAATAAACAACATACATAGCGATACTTCATCTCAAGTTATCCGTATAAAAAGATTTAATTATCTTTGTAGGGACAAAAATAAGCTGATACATGAACAAGACTGAATTGCTTGAAAAGATTAAAAAGATTTGTGAGATGCGGAACGACATCAGAATAGACATGACGGTGGAGGGCGAAAACCGGTCCTTTGACGCAAAGTATGTGTTTCTCAGCAAGACCGGAGTATACGTGACGGACACCCTTCGTATGATAAGTATAGATGAACTTGATACGGGGGCATTGAACAGGATATATAAAAAAATTGCCTCGGAATAAGTTTTCTTTAATCCTGATTTAAATACACATCAGTATTCTAGTTGGAAATTCGTTTCTTAAACGTTTTATGTTTTTATTAAATCTATTATCTTTGTACCGCACATGGCGATGTGCATATCAGGATCGGGTGGCACCGGCTTGTTCCGGACCACCCGTTTTTTTCCCAGCTCTCAAATATTGCTAAATTCTTGTCAAGATATAGGAATTTCGATTGCGCCGGATGGTAAATCTAGATTGTTTTCATGGCTTAGATTGAGCCCCCCATTCGTGCCAATGCACAATGTACTGATATACACGTATGCTGATAATTTTACATAAACAATGGTTTTGTTCTCTTTTTTTTGATAATAAACATTAGTTAAATAGGTTCCTCTTTTTATCGAATTAACGGATAGACCATCGCTATATCCTGTTAATAAAACAACAGACGGAGATGAATTTTCATGGTTCTTAAATACTGAAATAAGCATTGATATTCCTGTTGTATCATTTTCAAATTCGGCAATTTTACAATACTTCTGCTGGTCTTTTTGATATGAAGTGGTCATTCTTTGAATTGATGGCATCAATCCATCTTTTTCACTCGTTGCAACACCTATCAGTTCTTCCAGTACTGAGGCATTGGCTTTCAACGCCTCACTTAATTCCATCTTTTCCATAATATTTTTTATTTACCAGTTTCCAAATTGTTTTTCTTATAATCCTGCCATGAGTCGGCAAGCTGCCCCACCGAAGCGGAAGTGTAGAGGTCAAGTATATGAATCTCGTCATCGGCAAGCTCCACAAGCTCGTTCCGATAGATCTTCTCCGCAAGCACGTGCGCCGGAAGACCGGGCACGTTCCTGTAAATGCCGTCAGCGATATCCTTACGGATATCCGCTATCACCATATCCTGTCTGTCTATCCCCGTGAACAGGGGAAATTTTGTAAAATCAACTTTCATAATATTCTTAATTAAATACTGTTATCCGCAATAAAACATAACCCAATAATTGCCCATACATTTAATGAATCCGGATGAATAATCCAAATCCATATAGGACGCCTCTTTTCCTCCAGGGGCAGGCAGGATGCGCCCTCCTGTCAGTCTTACCCCGCCGCTCATACGTTTGAAGTATATGGTATGTCCGGGAACATTCGGAGGAAGCGTCACCGTTATGTTACCCGTATTAATAAACATCACATTGTCATCATTGTTATTCAGGGAGGTGCTGACGGATATGTTCCTCCAGTTGCCCACTATGCCACGGAGAGAAACATAACTGTCATTGTCCGGATGAAGGAAAATGTTACCTCCCTCCACGAACAGGGGAATGCTCGGGGTCTTGATATGCATCCCGAGCATGGCGTTCGGACTCTGTATGTCAATTCCGGCATCATACTTAATCCCTTCGATTGTGACAAACTGCGTGTTTCCCCCGAGTTTTACGCTTGCGAACGTCCTGTCGTTATAAAACTCAATCTGCCCGGCGGATAACTTGAAACCGACATAGGAATCCGTTCCCTCATAAAGAGTTTTTGAGGACAACATGCCGGAATCTATGGAAAACGGACCGATACGTCCGCTATCCGCCGTGATTTTTCCGCTGATATCCACGTTGACCGCTCTGATACCGTCCGCATCAATCATGGACGCCTTGATCTTCTCGGTCAGCAACAGCTTGGTGGCGATAAAAGTCCAGCTCTGTGCTACCTCCCAGTATTTTATTTTTCCCGAAGCCACATTCTGTTTGGGGGTTTCCGTCGATACCGACGTATGCGAACAGATGCACAGGTACAGCAGGTTGTCATACAGCACTATGTCGTAAAACAGCTGCCCTTGCTTGCCTTCCAGGTAAGACACAGACGCCTCCCATACACGCATACGCATACGCGCTCCCTTATCTCCCTTGTCACCTTTGGGAGCAAAACTGACCTGTCCGGTTCTTGTCACCAACGGCATATCACCTCCTTACTCCTTGGTTGTGATGGTCCATGCCACGTTGCCTCCTGCCTGCTGGCACATGTCCCAAGTACACGTGCCGGAAGTGGCTGCCGTACCGGAGGTGGACGGGTTAAGGATCACCCCGGCACTGTCCATGAACACGAAATAGAAAGTCATGTCCTTGTACTTGGTGGTGCTCCCACGCTTGACCAGAATGGGCTTATAGACCACCGTGTCGCCGCTTTCCCGGATGGTCTCGTCCTCGGGCGTGGGATTCAGGATCAAATCAAACGGATCGGACGCATCCATTACGGACTGCGTGTCCTGACCGATGAGCTTGCCGCCCTGGTACACCTCCACCTTGAACACCCCTGTCGTGTCAACCATATCGTTGGTGACGGTCAATGTCTGCGTGGTCTTTCCGCTCAGCACGCTCCACGCACCGTTGACCTGGTTGTACCACTTGTAGGTCAAGCCTGTAGTGATCTCGTCACTGCCCATACGCGCTACGGCTTTCAGAATACAGCTCTGCCCCTTGTCCCGAAGGGTAAAATACTTGTTGTCACCGGCAACGATCGTCACATGCTTCTGGTTCCCGACCCCCTTGGTGATGGGGATGCTATAGACGAACTGGACGGTGTCGCTGGTATTCCCTATCGTCACGGTAGCTTCACCCTTGATGGTACAAGAGGCCGCTCCGCTCGCCTTGACCAGGTTCTTGACGATCTGCAATCCGTAGTAATCCGTCGTACCGGACTGGTAAGGGATAAACTTGAAATGTCCCGTCTCACCGCCAAACGTGTTGGTGGAGACATTGCCCGAGAACTTGATCTCGACATCATTGAAATACCATTTCATGGAGGAAGGGACCACCAGCCCTTCCGCCACCCGCGAAGAGGTGAGAATGAAGGACAAGACAGGCTTGAGCGATACGAAGTCCGGCGCGATGTTTGTCGGCGCGGACGCTTCGCCCATATACTCCTGATACAGATCTCCCTGATTACACTGGATTGACGGCATATAAACGCCGCCCTTTTGCGAAAATATGACCTGCCCGGTCGCGCTGGCCAAACTCATGACGCTCCTCCTTCCCCGGTTGTTTCCGTACTATCCGTGCCTTCGGAGCTCTCTCCCCAAGAGGCCGGTGTGAATACTTCGACGGGATGGTCCGTACCGTCTATCTCTTCTTTCGCCGCCTGCGGGGTCAGACAGATGCCGCCCACTTCCTTGGCTCTCTCAAATACAGTGTCGCCGGGGAAACGTGCCACGTCCGCCTGCCACAATAATACATTGCCATCCGCTGTCCTGTTGCGGATACCGGTCAGATGCAACCGGTCTGCAACCTCCTTCGTTACTTTAATGTAAAATGCCATAATTCTATTATTTTTAATGTTATCCAAATTTTCTTGCTACTACCGCCTTGCCCCCCTGCGTGAGCACCTTGCCGCCTTGTGTCAGCGCCACGTAAGGGCCTCTGTCCTCCACTTCCAGCTTTAACATCATGCCGTTGCTGAAAGGTATCTTGGGAGAATATCCGCCGGCAACCTTGGTATATCCGGAATCTCCGCTCTTCTTGACGTACCAGTGACAGTTAAACATGGCGGATGGATTCGGGATAACCCCCATGGTATCCCGAATGACAGGTTTGGGGAAGATGGCGTAAGTCCCGTCCGGAACACCCGTAGGTACGCCCTCCCAGTCGGCTTCAATCTTCGGAATCCTGCGGCGTATTACCGTAGAGACTGCCGGGTCCGATGCGCCCGGGGTTGATGCCGGAGTCCCGGAAGCCGCATAGGTGGCCTTGCAGACAATCGTGATGTCATCACCTATATAATTGCGGTCAATCTTGTATACATTCTTGTTCAGTGATACAAACTCCCAGTCGTTGTCACCCGCTCCTGTGGTTATCGCCTCCAGCGCTCCCGTAGACAACAGACGGTACCAGAAGAACCTGCATTTGCCCGTAGCCGTCACGTCCGTGTCGCCTACCATCAGTTTAGCCGTGATGGTCTGTGCGGTGATGTCACGCACCGGGTTCCAGTCCAGTGTGGACGGACTGTCTATCGTCAACACGGGGATCGCATCCGTACCGTCAATGGTACGGATCACCCGGCTCATCTGAAAAATGAACAGCTGTCCGGTACGTGTGTCGGCATATTCCGCGTAAAACTCCAGCGTGACGGGTTTTAGGACGGTGACATTTTTTTTCATTGTGATCTGTCCCTTGCTGTCACCGGACTCCGTAATGCTGTAGCCTGTGTTTGTCGATGTGATAAGTGTGCGTGTGGTTCCGATGCGCTCGTACCACTTCATGTTGGTCAGCCTGGAGTTGACCGCCCCGATTTTAGTCACCGCTTCCGGATCGGTGGCGTTGCACCGCGGAAACAGGACCAGCGGTGTCAGCGTATAGTCCGGAGTGTATTCAGCCTTGTCAGCCTGGTAGACCTGCATGTCCGGCACGCTGCCCACCACCTCGATGTTACAACTGGTTTGTAACAGCCGGTAGTTGATTTCTATTTTTCGTTGCTTTGTTGCCATTGTTCGTATTAATCATTATTTTTGTGAGGTAAAGGCAGACTCCGGTAAGGCGTCTTATATACCTGTAATCGTCAATATATGCCCCAAGTGTGGCTATGTAGCACACTTTAATTTGAGGCAAGGTTCTCTTCCTGAAAATCTAATCGTACAAATTCTTTCACTGAATGTTCTCTCCGAAGTGTTGCAGCACTCTTGGGGAGAACTTTCTTTTTGCACAAACCTTACTTTTTTTACTAATACTTTACCCATAATCTTATATGTTTAAAATGTTACAAAATTCTCCGCCACTTCAAACTGCTGCCCGTCACGCAATAACGCCTGTGCCTTAAACGTACACACCCGCATGTTGGTATAATTCGGTCCGAGATCATCTGTCGTCAGAGGAAGATTTTTCCCGGCGCCGGCACGCTTCACCGCCCATGCGTTATCTTCCGATACATTCCCGGTATCACGCGTCCAGCTCACATCAGCGTCAAGTATATGATCTGTCACGTCACGGTTGTACAGCTTGCCGGTAATATATAGCGTTGTGGAAAAAGTCTCGATATCAAAATACCACCCCTTGGTGCTGCCGATCTCTATCGTAAATTCCGGGTTCCCTTCCAGCATCGCCCATCCGGCCGCCGCATATTGCGGTTCGTCGGCGGTTCCCGTTATCAGGCACTTCCATTTGCAGCCGTAGTGCCAGACTGTATCCGCCCGCTCCTGAGTATTCGTATAGGGATTATCGGAGGAAGCGACTTCGGCCGACCAAAAGCCACGGTCCACCAGTTCCTGTACGGGCAGTCCCTGCCAGTCCACCCGGTAAAGTTCACCGAAGATGCCGGCACGGGCGAATATGTACGAGTGCTTATAGTTGATGGGGAGATTGTCAAACAAATCCAGATTGGGCAAACGCCCCAATATCATGTAGTAGTTGTTCTGTTCCAGGACAGGTTTCGTTACTCCTTCCAGCCATACCAGGCACTTGTCCGTGGTGGCGGACAAATACCAGTAGCTTTGTCTGTCCTCATTGATGGCATTGCCTCTGTGCGTGATAATCATCAGCTCAGTAGGGGGATAGTTCCGGCCTCCCGGCACCTCGCTGTCCGGATACACCAGTACCGAGATGGAGTTGGCCGCTATGTTCTTCGACAGTACACGTACCCATGAAGTGTAATACTCCCCCGTAGAAAAGAGGTTGTTCACAATCCCATAGACCACATCCCCCTCCTGGAATGCGGTGAAGTCATTCTCCCAACGCTTGCGCAATTTCAGGGTATAGGTTCCGTCGCTCTCCAAAGCCACGGACTCAATGACCCCGTTCTCGGAGTAAGACGTATCGCCCTCTTGTGCGTTCAGGCGGTTATAGATGACCTCCTTGAACACTGCGGAACCGCGCACCTCAAGACGCTCGAACTGGCCGCGCCCGTCAGGATAGATACCGGCACCCTTACCGGCAATCATGGAGTCGATGAAATCACCGAACTTCAATAAGAAATTTGTACGGTCGGGACGGTCCTTGCAGAGGAAGGTTGCTAATGAGCGTAAAGCAGAGAACACATTACTATTGCTAGGAGCAGTCGAATCATTTGTACGGATTATATAAACCCCTTTTCTACCTCCACTAGTGTACGTCTGACCTTTATAAGTAAGATTGTCAACTTTATTTTCAAGCTCCCCAATTCGGGAATATGCTGTGCTTTCACCGATTGTATATACAGGAGCATCGTAAGGTAAATCAAGCTTTATTTCAAGACCTATAACTCTAGATATCCGACTAGTCTCAAAAAAAGATTTATTGACAAGCTCTATTCTTTGGCCAATGTCAAATGTCCGGCTGATCATGTTTTCTTTTACCCATGATGATGCAAGGGTAGTATTGTATGTACCATCATCGACCATCATCTTTTTTACACAATCCACCGTTTTGTCTCTTAATTCTTGCTCGGCATTTGATACGAGGCCAAGGTCCGTTATCTTCGTACTATCCCAGCCGTAAAGAATGAATTTATCTCCTGTAGTAGGTTTTAATGTTTCATCGGGCAATGTCCTTCCATAATTATCATTGGCAACAATTTCATAGACATCACTTTCAAGTGTTACGCTTCCTAAACTTGTGCCAGCCTTATGAAATGTTACACCGAAATCCATACCATTAAGTAAACCAGACTGGAATACCAACCTAAGTTCTTCTCCATCAATAATATAACTTTCATCAAAGACAAGCCCACTAGTATCGGTTACATAATAAAATGTCTGGGTTACTGTTTCTTGTGTTTCTTCATCTTCTATCGTAGACGTATAACTGCCAACCGTACCAACAACACATTCAGTACGTGGATAGACTTCATCAAGGAATATAATATCTTCAATAGCTTCCTCCTGCGGCATTTCCGTACCTATATCATAACCTTCTTCACCAATATATACCCTTTTACCATCCTTATACCGATAAGCATCAATATACGGTGTTCCTTCTGGTAACATCAACCGCTTTTGAACAATACCATTTACCACTACTGTTTCATCAACAGGCCGATAGTTGGAAGGAATGTTTCTTGTTGATCCAAAAGCATACACACGTGTAGCATAGGTTCCCTGGCTTTCACTGCGCGGCATTTCTTGGGCTTCCACACCCAGCTCTATCCTAACAGCATCTCCATTCTCACAACGTCCAAATCGGATAATATTATCTTCTACCCACCACTCACAATTCCACGTTTCTGCCATGTTAGTAAGAGCATCCAGCAGATTGGTATTCTCATAAGACATCAACTTAGCTGAATTCTCTACTGACGAATCTATAGAAAAATCGAAATCATTCCCCCTGTATTTGTAACCAAGAGCTTGTAAGTTTCGGAGGAACACACCTAATTGCATATCCAATGAGGCAGTAAGGTTCCAAGACGCTTCCTGGCCTGCCACCTCCGGCATGTACTTGAATTTCTTATTTTTCCATTTCCAATAGTAAGCATCAAGACGCAACTCGTAATTATAGCCGCCCGTAGACTGGTCATAAGTAGGTGTCGGCAAATCTACAACTTCATATATCTTTGCGAATTTACCACCTAGGGATTCATCTAATATCCCCGACAAGTCCACATAATCACCCATCTTAAAATTAATAGGAGTTAGGACGTTAAAAGGAAGAGTAATGTAATCCTCCTTACCCAATGAATAACGACCTATCGAACCAACGTTGAAGTCTGTGGAGAAACGAATATCTCCTGATATGTTTTTAATGTCTATTAGTCCCATACGAGTATTGTATAGCTTCATACAATGTTATGTAGCAAATATACAAATAAATCACATGATAGCAATTATATTCAAAGAAAAAATCATGTTGTCCTATCCGCAGGATTAGGTTCCACTAATTTCAAGGAAAAACTAGCGATTCCCCTCATAAACTGTGTAAATTGGTTACATGACAAATAAATAGTCTTATACACAACATTTGGCTGATATTTGCTTCTGATATGTAATACCCCAGTGGCGAGTTCTTCACAAAAAGAATTATATCTAACAAAAAACTGATCTTCGCTTTTAGCCGTAAGATTAAATGTAAGTGTAATATTCCTTTCGTCAATCTTGGAATCTGAAGTTATAACTCGCTTGCCGTTTTCCAGACGTGACTTGTTTTCTATAAACTCTTTCATCGGCGGTGGTGTCATTAACGCCGATAAAGAAGAGGTATCCATACTTATTCCCCATGTGGTATAAGCATCCTTATCATTTATATAAAATTCTCCTTCCATGTTACATATTTTTAGTATTATCTACTATCTTATCTAATTTCGATCCTAATTCAAGGATAGGCTTTGTGTATTTTACGATATCTTCCAAATAACCGTTAGTAATCACATGCTGATTCAAGATGTTACCCAACGTAGCATTGCCCTCCGTTGAAATAGAAACCAAAGATCCTATGCCGACAACAACATTTATCATCTGGCTCTTTATTTCCTCATTTGAAACCTGCAAGGCAGTAAAACGTCCATTCAATTCCTCTCCGGTATCTTGAGACATGGTTTGGAAACCTTTGCTGCTTGCAGACTGGGAAGCTGCTTCCTGTGAAATCTTGTCATATCCGGTTGCGGCAGCAAGCTCATCACGCAGTTTCATGGCTTCATCCACATACTTCATATATTCATCTTGCAAGGCTTTCCTTTCCTCTTCGGTCAGCTCGTTATCCTCCATGCTGGCACCAAACTTTTTCCACCATTCCTCCAACTTTTCACTGTATAACTCACCAATCTTATTGGAAAGCATGGCACGCATAAAGTATTCTGATATATCTTCCGATGCTGCCTTCGCATCGTATTTCATATCCATAAGATTGTCTACAAAACTATCATACATAGAATCAAATGACATTCCAGTCAGACCCTCGTAAAGTTCATTCGTCAGTTCTTCCAACGTACCAGCTTGATCAATATAGTCATTCAACTTATCAGTCAGACGATCACCGTATCCACCTTTGCCGGTATTCTGAATGGTTTCCCACATATCTACTGTCTCACGGAGCATTTTCATTTCTTCTGGGGTAAGATTCCAGATATCACCATTCCAATCACGACCAATCTTTCCACTCAGACGGTCTATCTGTTCCTGAGAAAAACCGCCCCAATAATAATTCCAACTATGATGAGAACCAGAATAACGTGCTTGTTCCTGCGCTATACGCTTATAATTATCAATAGTTTCTTTTTGATACTTATAAGCATCCCGGTATGCGGCAACAGACTGCGTTCCCTTGCTTGCCTTCATTTCGTCAGTCAAGTCTTCAATGGCAGTTTGTAACGTTTCGTTACGGTCTGTCAATCTGTTGATAGCTTCCTCGACCTCTTTTTTATTACCGCCAATACCAAACAAAGAATTAAAACCACCGAAAGAAATCGCATTAAGGATATTACCTATTCCATTTTTCAATGAATTCCCAATTGTAACAAACAAGTCTCCAGACAAAACATCACTGATAATCCCACTGACCGCATTTAGAACAGCATCAAGCAGACCACCGACAAGATCACTCAATCCGTCTTTGAGTAGGTCAATAATAGACAAAATCCATCCGACAATGGGAACTTCTTGAAGCGATTCCGATGTCTTACCTATGACGTCCTTGAATCCGTTCACGGTTTTGATAATTCCACTATATGCGTTATACAACCCTCCGGATGAAATCTGCTGCAAGCCTCCCAACAAATTTTCCATACTTGCTTTCAGTCTGGTGGCGGTATCAGTCACATTACGCTGGCCCTGATTGGCGATATCCGTCTGTGTCTTTACATTGGCGGATGCAATGTCAGCATTCTGTCGTGCTATATCAAGGGCCTTCGCTGTAACCTGCTTTTCTTCTTCTGTTCCACTCTTCTGTGCTTTGGCGTAATCATCCTGTGATTTCTTTAGTTTTTCCAAAGCGGCTGTTTCAATCTCTATGGCATTGATACGGTTTTGTTCGGCTGTATGATAGGCTTTTACATCCTCTCCAAGTTTCTTGAAGTTGACTCCACTTGTACCACCCAAAGACTTTTCCATCTGACTGATGGCGTCAATCAATGATTTCTGACTTGCCTGATCGGAGTTTTTGAACTTGTCGGTTTGGATGTACTTTTTAGCTTCGTCCAAGGCAGGCTTTACCATGTCGGAAAACATGGAACCAAACTCACCAAACACAGTAACCCAATCTATATTGGCTTTTATGGCTTCCGTTTCCTTGTTCTGTATGGCAACATCACGTTGTTTCTCCAGCAACTTTACTTGTGCACTATTAGCACCGCTTTCTTCCTGCGCTTTCCTTATTTTTTCCGAATACTCTTGGGCGATAGCCAATTTCTGTTGCTGAAACGTGCCATATTCTTTCAAGTAATCGTTCAAAGCCTGTTGTTCGGCTTTAAGTTGCTCCTTGGTTACATTAGTAATATCTTTATCCCTCATGCTTTCGGCATTGGCATAAGCTTCCGAGATTTCCCGTACCTGCTTGTCGGTCAACTTGCCATTACCGGCTTTGCTCCATTCTTCCTCCTGTTTTCTTATCGCATCAAGCTGTTTTTGATAATCAAAGTCAATCTGTTCCAACTTCTTTTCCGTGCCTTCTTTCATCAGGTTGATTTCATCTTGCTGATTCTGACGGCGAAGTGAAAGAAGTTGCCCATCCAGCTTTTCTTGGTTTTCCTTTTGCTTTTTTGCTAGATTTTCCTGTCTGGTTAATTCGCTTCCAGTTACTCCGCCCAGATCCTTGTATGCCTTTTCGGATGCCTCCATCTTATCTTTGGCTTCTTTCACCTGTTTCGATGTAGCCGTCTGATCTTTGATTAATGACTCATACCCTTTTTTCGCTTTTTCCCATTCGGCTTTAGCATTTGCCAAATCTTCCTGATATGTAGTTTCTTTTGTTTCCTGTCTGTTCTCAACTTCCAATTGGGCATTAATTTCCGACAAGACATCCTTTCTTGCGTTTGCCAATTCATTCTTCAGGTCTTCGATACGCTGTGCCTGAACCTTCATTTCGGAACGGTTGTTCTCCTTCTTAGCTAAATTATAAGCCCATTCCGCACTTTTTATCTGTTGTTCCAAGGACTCGACTATAGCCTGTTTTGACTGTGTTCTGGATTTTACAACTTCTTCATTATATGCCTTCCAAAAACCAATCAAATCCTGTATATGACCTTTCTCATCAACATATTTCCTAAAGAGTGCTGGGTATAGTTCCTCAATATCTTTTAAAGCTTTGAGTTTAGTAACATCGGCTTCCACCTCGCTATTAATGGTGCTAACAAGACCTTCCAAAGTACGTTTCCGATCTTCCTCGTCCGTGTTGAGTTTTTCTATTTTCTTGTTATATGAATCTAAAGCACGTTCTGCTGACGTTGTATTATCGGATAACGACCACATTGCAGCTCCAAGCCCTACAACAGCAGTTGCCAATAACACATACGGATTAGTAAACATAACAGCGTTCAAAGCTTTTTGTGCCGTTGTTTGCAAAACCAGCCATCCGTAGTGGGCACGTTCGGCAATAGTTAGAGCGGCAATACCTGAAGCTTGTAAAGCTTGCAAAGCCGTGACTGTCATCACAGCCACTTTATATACGCCATAAGTTGCTACAAGACCAACAAGAACTTTTCCCACTTTCTCATAATTCTCAACCAAATAAGAAACACCGGACAGAGCTTCGTTTATAATTCCTTCATTGGCTTTCCCTATCTCATTGAACATGGTGGAAACAGCATCCTCTATATTAGAAATTTGCCCAGTGATTGTCTTGGACTGTTCTTGCATAAGGTTGTAGAACATTCCTCCCTCATTTGTAAGGTTTTGGATGACTTTCTGGACTTCCGGGAATCCCACTTTCCCTGCTTCAACTAAACTTTTTACTTCTCCTTCTGCTACTCCGAATACTTTTGCCAATTCGCGAATCATAGGAATACCACGACCTGTAAACTGATTTAAATCTGCGGTATATAACCGTCCTTGCGTCATGGTAGTACCATACAAATACACAATATCACCAAGTGGCTGAGAAAGGCCGGCGGCTATGTTTCCAAGACGTATCAAGTCGTCATTTACGTTTTCAACATTTTCTCCATAAGCAAGAAGTTGTTTAGCTCCATTTGCTACGCCTTGAAGGTCAAAAGGAGTGGTAGCAGCCGTTTTTACCAATTGCTGCATGAGGGCATTAGCCTTATCCTCACTGCCAAGCATTGTCTTAAATGCAACTTCCAATTGTTGGAATTCTCCTCGGACTTGTGCAATATTTGAAATTAATTCTTTTGCAGTAAAACCAGCTCCGAATGCTGCGGCAGCTCTAGTCATACGGTTAAACAGTTCTTCAATACCTAAACCGCTTTGCTCTATTTGCTTGGACGTGTTTTTTACACCATTCTCTACTTCACGAAGTCTACGTAAGAAATTAGAATTATCACCTGTAATGTCAAAATGTATTCCAGCCATAGGTCTTTTCGATAGAAATAGTTCCGTGCAACATCACACGGCATTGCAAATATAACAATAAATGACATAGTTAGAGTCACAAAACACACAAAATATATTCAACGGTTTATTTTCCCATCTTTAATTTTGTTTATATTATTATATAAATATATATTTGTAAAATATTACAACGTAAAAAGCAGAGCAATGGATTTTAAGGATCAAGTTGTACGGCTATCTGATAATATAAAAAAACAAAAAGACAAGATAGCTACAGAAGAAGCTACAAAAAACGCATTTATAATGCCAATGATTGCAGCCTTAGGATACGATGTTTTTAACCCTTTTGAGGTCGTGCCTGAAATGGATTGTGACTTAATAAAGAAAAAAGGAGAAAAAATCGATTATGCCATAATGAAGGATGAAAATCCTATACTTCTTATAGAATGCAAACACTGCAAGCAAGACCTAAACCTGCATGACACCCAACTACAAAAATATTTTGTAGCGTCAAAAGCCCGTTTTGGCGTGCTTACCAATGGGATAGAATATAGATTTTACACCGACTTGGAGAAAATCAATATTATGGATGAGAAACCTTTTCTTATCGTGAACATGCTTGACTTATCAGATGCGGATATAGAGCAACTAAAGAAATTCCATAAGTCATATTACAATGAAGAGGATGTTCTAAGTACGGCAAACGAATTGAAATACACGACAGAAATAAAATCAATATTGAATAACGAATTTGCATCACCTACAGCAGAATTTGTTCGATTCTTCGCACGTCAAGCCTATACTTCAGGTCAAATCACATCGAAGGTGATAGATATGTTTACACCACTCGTAAAGAAATCCATCACATCTGTTATTAATGATATTATTTCAGATAGACTAAATACAGCTATAAAAAACAGCGAGCAAACATCTGACTCACTCCAAACGATAGACAATACATCCATAAATACTTCCACAGAAGATACAGAAGAAAAACTCCCGGACGGAGTTGTATACATGGATAAAGAATCCGGTGTCGTAACAACACAAGAGGAATTAGATGCCTACAACATCGTAAGAAGCATTTTAAGAAAAAGCGTGGATGTGTCACGCATAACCTATAAAGACTATAAAAGTTACTTCGTTGTAAATATCGATAACAGCCAATGGTTCTGGATATGCCGTGTTTCTATCGGAGCAAGAAAAAAGCAAATAGGAATACCGGTAGACCAATATAAGAGTTGTGAATGGATTCAGATTGACAACATGGATGATATATTCAAATATGCAGACAGACTTGAAGAAGCACTTAAAATGGCAATAAAAAGTTGTGAACATTAAAATTAACATTAGTATTTACATTATGAAGAAGAAAGTTTTATTTTTACTGACCGTATTTCTTTATTCAATAACAGCTTTTACTCAAGAAAAAAAAGAAGTTATCATTAAAGCTGGTACAATTGTTCCTTTGGAATCCATAAGTAATGTCAGAGCCTCCAAAGCACATGAGGGGCAGAATATTGATTTTAAAGTTTCCAGAGATGTTATCATAGACAAGGTTGTAGCCATACCGGCCGGAACTATAGCCAAGGGGGTAGTGTATGAGGCGAAAAGATCTGCATGGTTTGGAACCAAGGGAAGATTAGGAATCAGGATGCGCTATTTAACTTTGCCATCTGGTGATAATGTGAACTTCTCATCATCTGAAGTATATATAACAGGAAAAAACAGGACTCCTTTATCTGTTGTAATATTCTGCTGCACCTGTATCCCTCTGCCTTGTGGTTCCAAGGCTGAGATGAAAATCGGTTATGAGTTTGATGCATCAGTAGCAAACAATACCGTAGTAATAGTAGAATAGTCATTTTCTGATTATCCTATTTCACCGATAAATCGCGAGAGTTTTTGTATAACCCTCGTGATTTTTTTGCCTTTTATTTATCGCACTGTTCTATTTGTCGTATTTAATCCCATTTCATGGCTTTGATTTTTGCCATATTTGCAGGGTCATCGGCATTGATGATATCACGGTCTTGAGGTATGTTAACTCGCTTACGTTCATCGTCAGACAAATATATGGACGTTACGGAATCGGCAAGGAGCAATTGTAAATTGGCATAGCTAATACCCCAAACAACATATTCAAAAGTCCATCCGTACCGTTGACAAGCTGTATCTATCAATGTGCCATATATGCTTTTGCCGCCAAATGTAAGAGAATTATTATCCTTCTTGGCTCTCATGGCTTTTGCTTGCCATTCTTTTTCCTTATCTATTCCAAGGTGTTTTATATATGCTGATATGTCTCCTTCTGACAATACCATAACCAATAGTTGTGCCATACTGTCATTATCTATTTCTTTATAGAAGAAATTACATCTTTCTTGTACAAAATCATAATCAAACAATTCTTCTTTCTTATTGATGGTATGATAGGACAAAATACGGCACACGCTTTCTTTTTTTTCCTGACATATTCTCAACGCTTCCATATACGGATTAGCCTTGATAATTTCCAGATTTATGCCAAGACACTCAACAAGCCTTGATATTAGGTATGTTTTTCCAAGAGTAACCGGATATAGATAAAACTGACGTTGATTTACTTTAAAACCATGTGGACGTTCAATTATAGTATCCGCAATGTCCATGTCTATAAGTTTCCTATCTTCTAACATAACGGTTCTTGTTTTTTTAATTAATGCCGGATATCTTCACAGACAACCGGCATGAAAGACATATGAATAACAAACCAAATTTTCAAAATCGAGCGGAAACACAGATTCGAACTGTAACCTAATGCCTGGTAGACATACGTGCATCCATTACACCATTTCCGCAATACACGTGGGTATAAAGCCCCCACGGCGGGCTATCATCCTGAAAAACTATCCACCTACACTAGGATTAGGAGCAACTTCAAATTTATCTCCATCTCCAGATTCATCTTCTGGGTCACATTCAACCTTAGTCGGCTTACCAGAAGTAGGCGTTGTTATGATCTTACCCCATTGAATCTGTTTTTTGTCCGAACCCGGCTTCAAAGCATCAAAGGTATACGCCCAAATACCACCATCTGCCGCTGTAAATGAATCCTCAACAGAAACGGTAGTTTTTTCCATACAGAATCCCTGAACATCAGGATCTTCAGGCTGTAAAGCAACAGCATAATTATGTGCTACCACTCCATCACTATCACTTATAGGACGCTTACGCCCTTTTGCAGCACGAATATTGAAAGTAAGAGCATAGGTGTTTTTTCCATACTTTACATCCTCGTTCTCTCCTCCTTCAATCTTTGCTTCTTTCTTGTCACCTTTTGTCGTTGTCAACTGTGTGGAATCCTCTACCGGAGTAGGCAATTCTTCCCATGCAGGTGATACTGCATCAAGGTCTTTAATAAAAATACGGGGCTTACCCCATCCGATTACTGCCATAGTTCTATATTGCTTAATATAGTTAATACTTATTCGTTATTTATCTCAATATACAGCTTGTTGTTGATGAAATGTTCCGTGTGTCCATCCTCAAAAGAAACACCGGTAGACATGACTTTTTGACTACATTCTTTAGGAACTGTATGAAACTCTTCTTTACGTATATAAAAGAGAAACTTACACAAGTCACACAATTCCCCTATACGGAGTGTATGCTTTTCCCATGCTTTTGTTCTAGAATTCCATTGGTCCCTAACATAAACATTGACATTCACATAAGCTCGCTGGATCTGACCGCATCCCTCATTGGCAAGTACAGATATGACAATATCCTCCTTGTCCGATTTATCTGGTCTACCCCTATCACTCAATTTCCCGGTTACACTTCTTTCAAGGATTGATCCTTTAATCTTGTGATATACAAATTTTGATATTTCAATGTCCGATTTCATCATTTAGCAATCTGTATCTTTAATTTTTCAAGCATCTTGGGTACTTGGTTTATTGCCCATAGCTCCGTTGACGCAAGCACATCCTTGTTATCCATCGCTTCCACATATTCAGCATAATTCATTCCGGCAACAATAACAAGAGCATAGTCATTGGAATATCTTTTAGCCAGTTCTTCTGCTAAGTCTTTGCCGACTTTTACACCTTGTGAACCCTGCTTCACCTGATTAAAGTCTGAGTATTGGATAATACTGCCATTATGGGCTATTACATAGCCAACTGAGCTACGCAAATTACCAGACTGATCATACCAACTTTTATCACCACCTCTATCACGTACCCTGATAACACATTGTTCTCCAAGATACGACAAAGCGCGTATTGTTAGCCTTTCAACCCGTTGTGCCTCCCTCATAAGTGTATTATGAATTTCATCAAGTTTGGTAGCCATTCTTATACCCATATCCTAAACCCAAATTTTGCACTGAAGCTGGTAACGATGAAAACCTTTCACTTCAAATTCTCTTTCTATTCCTCCGAGCAGACTTATCTTGACTCTATCTCCTATTGTAAAAGCACGGCAGTTTGCTGGTATATTACAAACCTCATAAGAGTATTTACGTATTATGCCATCTTCAAATTCCCTTTCATCCGATTCACCGGCAGGAACAGCATCACAGGGAATTTCACCTTCCCAATGTTCTTCACCTGAATGGTAATCTCCGTTTTCATCCTCATATCCTGAAGCAGATACAAGGTATTGCAAACGATGTGGATTTCTACTCAAAACAGCCATACTACAACAAACAATCACCTACATATACCGTTGGTTTTGCCTCCAGTTCTACTAAAGGTTCACCAATAGTCTTGTAAATGGAGTTAACACGTAAAAGTATCCGTTCTTTATCTTTATCAGATAAAGCCCCGAAGGACTTGTCTGCTTCAGAGAAATTGATAGCCTGGACCAAAGACCAAAGACAATCAGCTAAAGCTCCCTGGTATTCGTTAGAATGATCTATATCATAACCAAAATCATCATCACCATTGAGATTACGTTTAATCATCACATTCTCTACAAAACCGATAGAAATCGGATAGTGTATTTCGTCTACGAGAGCTTGCTGTATTGTCTTCATGGCTTATTCTGATTTATGAGATTCAACTGCGGATTTCAATTTCGCTTCGTCAAAGTCATTCAGCCTGTTCACGGCGGCAATCAGCTTGTCATCTGCAATAGTTGAAGCTAGATTTTTGCCTGTTATTTTATTGAATTCCTTGACAAACTCCGGCTTCTTGTAAGTATTTCCCCAAATAGTGATTTTCACATCCGTACTGTCAGAAGTTTCAGCTGAGGTATCTACCGCCTGAGATTCCGAAATATCAAGAGAGTAGATTTGATCCACGTTCTCAATAACAGAGAGCACAAGAGCCTGCCCACTCGTAGTTTCGGTAAACGGCTCCGTTGTTCTGTAACGGCTGATGAGTTTGTACTCATCAACGGTTGAATAAACAACACCCTCTACCGGATTTGTCTTTTCCGCAAGCGTTCCCCACACCAAAGCACCGACTTCTTCTGTGGTAAGGAAAATCAACTTGTTCTGGTTCCACGGCTTGTACGGTTTCCTTTTGCCGTTCTTCTCTGAGATGATTGAACGGTCAATTTTCAGGAAAGCAACCCCGTTGTTATCATCCGCAAATGCTTCGTCAAACAAAGATGCTGTCGGAACAGGGAGCTTTGTATTACTGTCAAAAGTCTGACCACGATAATTGGCTACCAGTTCTTTTGCCCCTTGCGTCTGACGCAACTTGTTGTAGGTTGACAATGCAATGCAGATAGTGATGATTGTGTCGCCGTTATTGTCAGCATAAGCCAATACACGCTTAATGTCATCAAGCGTAAGCTCATTCTGCGTCTCAACACCAAAACAGTTTTCAGGCAGATAGCCGAAATTGATACGCAAAGCCGTACCGGTATTGTTTTCATCCTCCACAGCTACAATACCATTAGACAATCCGGTCAGGAAGTTCGCTTCATTCTGTTCGTCAATACCGACAGAGCAAGCAATCGGGTCGGAAGTCAGCTTATTCGCGATGTTCGTCCATTCCGCACCTTGCGCTTTCATTATGTTAACGGCATTGATATCCGATTCAAACATGATTTTTTTCATACCGATTTTCGGCAGAGAACCATTGGCGTGAGCAATGGCATCGCGGCTTTTAATCGGAAGTGGCGAGTTCATCGACACCATGTCGGCTGCTACATAAGTAGTGTTTACCGCAGCGTTAGACCATTTCTGGTCTGCCGAATAAACCTTTCTCAACATAGATTTATGCAAATAGGTGCGTTTGTTGTCACCGTTCCGCTTGCCGTTCACTGTATCTACTACATTCTGGAGTCTCGGAAAGATTTTTCTGATGTACTCCACAAATTGTGATTGTACCATTTTTTACCTCCTCTTTTAATCGTGCATGAATACTAATCCAGGCAACTCCGTCTTCATTGCAGTTTTGATATTATCCACTGAATACGGACTTGCTTTATCATTCACTTCACCATTGTACATGATTGCTGCTAAAGGAGCATCCTTTGTAACGCTTCTTACCAATACACCTACATAATGATGGCTACTGGGCAATGTATCATATTGATCATAATTCGATGCTTTTAGCGGCATAGGTTTGAATAGTGTTTCGTCATCATCTGATGCGATAATAACATGACCAGCCTTAATTACATCATATGGATAACCACTGACATCAAGCGTGCGACCACCAATGATACCAGCACCGTATCGTCTGATTACAACCGAATCAAGACCAGAAGTAATCACCTGCAATTCACTTGCTAAATTTGCTGTTGCACCCATTTTTAATACTTAGTTTTTTGTTAATGTTTAGAATGTGTCAGCCAACGCTTTGATTTCAGCGTCACTAATCACTTCATCTTGTTTTCCCGAACTTTTACCACTTGCGGCAGGCGGATTAGCCAATGTAGACAAACCTGCATCTGCACATTCTTGGTTGTAATTCTTCAGGTCTTCCTCAACTTCCGAATAAAACTCGTCAAACTCCTCTTCGGTTTCAAATTTCATGCGGTCGAAACTTTTCAGGATGCGACTGCCGAAAGAACCCGAATCTTTGAGCAACTCGTTGAGCTTGGATTTTCTTGATGTAGTGACTTTTTCACCTTTCAACACCGAAATTTCATTGGTAAGTGTATCAACCTTGTCAAGCAATCCCTTTGCCCATGCTGGAGCATCATCATTACTTTTATTCTGTTGAGGATCATTTTTGTTTGAACCCGTCTGACGATTGTTTGAAGTGTTCGATGATGTATCATCGCCGTCATCGGTTTCGTCATCGTCATTCTTTTTGCGGTTTTCTTCGATTACTCGATTTGCAAAAGACTGGCTGACTTGCAGGTAGGGGAGAACCGCATCAATAGCTGCTTCAATTTCTGCGTTTACATCCTCATCGGAGGCATCATCTGTGGAGGTTAGGTTATCGGCAATTCTAGCAGCGATACCCATCACCTCTTTTTTATTGAACCCGAACGCCTTCACTTTCGGTTTCAATTTCAACAAAACCTGTTGTTTTCTATCCATTGTACAATGTTTTAATTAATAAAAACGGCCTGCAAAACATTACATGCAAGCAGACCGTCAACCTTCTTAATCATACATTAAGAGCAATGAATGTATTCACGACAAGTTCGGTTGCATGTAACTTCACATGCTTTATGCAAATATACGAAAAGTGATTCTTTTTACTTCACCTTAATTGTTAAACTATTATAATAAAACACATAGTACGAAAATAATCTTGTACTCCGTGTTATGAAACTGAATGTATCTGTATATAAGTCGTTATTATTTAAGATATGACGGGTTATCCTTTAAAAAATATGGCAAAGTTCCATTTCTCTTTGCATCTGCTATGCGTTGGGAATTTGTGCCAATCCACTGTTTAAATGCATTCGGTACATCCTTGACTTCATTCACACTTTCAGTCGTAGATTCACTTCTACCATCCCATTCCCAAAACTCTTCTTCTGTTTTAAGGATAGGTATTTTATAGCATAAATCATTCGGATGCCAGCCAGTCCAAACGAAATCTTTAGGATATTTACCTGCTAACCTATCGCATATATCCCCATGTGGCATACGGTGATGATGTGAAGAGCTTAGCTTTATTTCGTACCCCACAACGAAATCCATTTGTTTCCAACGCTCATTTTCAGCAGTCCGGTAAGCCATGTTAATTTCAGATCGAGCCAGTCGGATAGAACGGTATTCGCAATCCTTTAAATGTTCTGCACTACCATACTTGTCTTTATAATCTTTTTGCAGTGATGGAAAATCAAGCAGATATTTAGAGATTTGTTTACTCAAAGTAATAGCACTTGTTCCTTTCTGAATAGCGCAAGATATAGCTGCTTCAAGTTCTTGTTTATAAATGGTGGATTGTTGCCAGAGTTTGGCAGAGACATTAAAGCCTTTATCCTTGCGGTTTTGGAACGCTTTCAAAGCATCAGAGTTTACTTGATATAAGACTTTGTATTTTTCCCCATCAACTTGGGCATTATAAGCCCTTAGAACTTTATTTGCCATCAAGTCTTGCACTTCATTACTATTTTTCCATTCTTCACTAATACCTCGATAGATAATCGTATGAATATAATTAACAAATTGAGCCTGTATATCCTCTATCTGTTTTTTAGTCTGTGGGTAATCAGACCATTTAAAAGGATTTTCACTATCAGATGAATAATCAGTGCGTAATACAGTTTTAGCAGCTTCCAAATTCAGAACATCATATATATGCTCCACTAAAGCTACATATTTATTCAGCCTTGTGTTAAGCTCTTGATATTTCTTCTTTTGATTCGGAATCTTAGGTTTTGACATATTGGTTTGTTTTTAATCTATTTATTAGAGTAGGCAGAAAAATCACGGGGATAAAACAAAAAATATTTTTCTGTTTTTAAGATTGACTCATTTCTTATTGAACTTGTCACATACGTCACGGTTAAGAAAGCGACTGGAAGTGAAAAACGGACAACGGCACATGAAGAACTCACCTTTCAAGTTCTTCTCGTGCCGGTCATAGCTATGCACGCAATCCCGACAATGATACTTAGATTGTGTTATTACTTTTTTTGCCATATACAAATTTGTTCTTTCTTTTATCAACCATCGGATATAAATAATGCTTCACTATAATTTTGCCACAGATAGGACAATCTTGTACTACATATTCTACCGTAATTATCTTTGAATGTCTTTTCATATTTATCCCTCCTCAATTCTATCAGGTGCCGGCATTTCCAGCAGCCTGATAGCCTTAATCGTTTTTCTACCTTCTAAAATAGCTTTGCATAATCTATGGTATCCATCTGCTATTTGTCCTACTTCATCCAGTATAATAGGGTAGTCTAAAGAACAATCACGAACACGTTTGCATTGAAAGATAAAACTATGAAGCTGGCTGCACTCAAACGGTTCAACAGTCAGGTCTATATTCCACAATGGCATATCACGTACAGGGTATTCCTTTGCTTTCGCGAAATTATAAAGTGTCTGGGCTTTCCATACTTTATTTCCTCTAAGGTATTCGCTTTCGGCAAAGGTCATATTATCTATTGGTACTTTCATGTTATTCCGCACTTTCAAATAAACCGTTCATTCTTGATTGTTTTGCTTGTAAATCCATCGCATCTTCTTTATGTATCTGATCCAAAGTTGCCTCCGCATTATTAGAACCAGCTTCTCTAATAGTTTGCAACTGGCTCTTGATTGGCTTGCCACCATTCTGTTTTATAAGTCTATCAGTCATTGCATCCTCGTCCATTTGGATAAACGGAGTAATGACATGCTCAACTTCTACATTGTCAATCTCTTTAACCCATGAAGTATTCATGCTTTTCAAGAAAGCCTTGATTACACTGCATTCACGCTCAAACGATTCTATCCAATCACCACTTTCATCACCTACTTTCAGATGGGCATCAGTCAGCAAGGTCTGTCTAGCATCAAACCCGATATTTCCTAATGCTTTCATGTTCTCGAATGATATATCCGGAATTTGTGATTGCGACCAGAATAGACTAATCAGAGTACTTACATGGTACTTTAGTGCTTCGATAGCCTGAGACCATGAAACATAAGACACATCACCTCCATTTTCAACACGGAATATCCTACGGCTTTCCCCCTTATCTTCTTTTCCTTGTGTAGCCCCTGCAATTTTAAGGATAGGAGCACTGTTGTAGGCGATAACATCACTATTACGAGAAAGGGTATATTCTATCTCATTACGCAAATAAGACAAACCATGATAAATAGGAACTGGGCGATGAACATAAACACCGGGGATCTTCAATATAGCTATTGGTTCCGCTTTGATTTGTTCCCACCCAGATCCTTGCTGCTTCCACTTGTAATGGATCTTAGAAGTATATGTTTCAAAAAAAGCAATTTCTTCGTCCTTGACTTTCTTCTTGTATTCAAAAGACATAGCAACCATATCTCCCAACTCGTCAAACAACGGATACAGCCCGACGCCCTCCATCGGGGAATAGGTCTTGCATTTCAGCTTAAATTTACTTTGAAAACCATATAGAGAATTGGGATTTTCAACCGTATACCAAATGGTAAATACCTCGCATGACGCAAAATAGGCGTTGCCACGTTTAATATTCTCACTGTCTATACGAGCATACTTGTATATATTCTCAATTGCTTTCGCTATTTGTTGGCGAGTTTCATTGTTCTCAATATTATGATAGACACGTTTTACTGGAATGGAAAACATAAACTCTGTCATCCGTTTTGTAAGGAGTTTTTCAAGACCGATATAAATACGGGAAGCTTTTTCTACCGTACCATCAGATTTTACCTTATCTTTTCGACCAATGTTATCATTTACTATCGAATGCAATGTTGGTTCATAGTCTTTAATAAGATTATCCCATGAGGGGACATAGACTGACTTTCCTTTTAAGTCGTTGATGATATTATCAACCGGGCGCGTAATGTCTAATATAGCTGTTATTTCGTCCATAAATATAGTAAAGTGTCACTTGACACCTTTTTTTATATTGATTATTTAGATAGGAATTTATTCACGAAATATATTTGTCCTTTGCCGGTTACTTTGGTAGTGGTTGTTACCAATACCGAACCATCCGGCTTGGTAATTGATGTTTTCTTCAACTCAAAAAGTCCCAATTTCATAGATTTCTGCGTTGGCTGATTATAATAATCACCTTTTTGGCAAAGATAACCGTTCTCTCGCATCCAACCGAACAAACGGTTCTGACCGATATTCACTCCGTTCTGTTGGAGAATTTTTGCCAATTCAGCAATAAGGCACGAACGTTGAGAGGTACATACAGCATCGGCAAAAAGGACTTTAGGAGCATCTTTTTGGATCTTCTGCTCAGCCTCTATAAGACGCAGCTCTTTTCGTTTCAGTGTTTCTTGTGCCACAATAAGCGCACGTGCCATGATTTCTTCTGGAGTGTCGTCCATTTTGGTAGCGATGTAGCCACCTGTCTTACGGATACATGGCAACACTTCGCTTGTTACCCATTTGCGGAACTTTTTAGCTTCAGGCTTACGACTATCCAATATTGTATCATACAAACCATCCTCATCAACAAAATTTGCATGTTGGATTCCACCGGCTGTTTCAAGGGGATACTTTGAAAGTACATCCTTATCTAATCTTTGCGCTACCTTACTGGGAATCAAATCCAAAATCTGGCATACATCTGCCAAGCAAAAGAAAGGTTCGTTATTTTCACCCATCGCAATTCTTACCTTTCCGAATTGCTCATTCTCAAAAATTTTAATTGTGTTCATAATGTAGTTCCGTACTCCTTCATACGGTGATTAGTTACACATGATACTGCTCCAAAAAGGAACCGGATAGCACAATACGTACTACCCGGTAACGTGAAGGAGCACGTTAGCATCAAATGCTATGATGCAAATATAATAAAAGTGGCTGTAAAAATGTCATATTCAACAGAAAAACTTACCTTAAATACAATATTTTATATTATCTGTTTGTATTTGGTACTATTTTTAGTACCTTTGCATAAACAAACGATTATGGGTACAAAGGAAAAACTAATAGAACGTATTTTGTCATGCCCAAAGGATTTTACCTATGATGAAGCAAAACGCTTATTCGGGATTTTTGGATACAAGGAAAGCAACAAAGGTGCTACATCAGGTTCCCGTGTTGAGTTTATAGGACCAGACGAAGAAGCTCCTTTCATTTTACATAAGCCACATCCCGGAAGCATTTTGAAATCATACGTGATAAAAGGAATAATTGAGCATATAAAGAAAAACAATTTGATTGAGAAATATAAACAATCTAAAACAAAGTAGTATGGGACTTTTAAAATACAAAGGATATTCCGGTTCTGTAGAATACAGTCCGGAAGACAATTGTCTGTTTGGCAAAGTGCAAGGGATGAGAAAAGCGTCAATCCTTTATGAAGGAAAGTCTGTAGATGAGGTCCGTAAAGACTTTGAGGAATCTATAGACTTTTATCTTGAAAACTGTAAAGAAAGAAATATACAGCCTGAAAAGCCTTATAGTGGGAAGTTAAATCTACGTATGTCACCAGACTTACATTCCCGTGTAGCCGCTTTTGCTTCCAGCACTGGAACAACAATTAATGAGTTTATCAATAGAGCCATATCTAAAGAACTTGAACACGAAATGGCTTTGTAAAATATTATACATGCAAAAAATAATACAAGAAATTAAATTTTTTCTTAATTATTTAAGAGAAGATCCATACGAATTTATTGCCATAGTATTAGGTATTTTTTGGCTGTTACTATTACTTGTTGGAAAATAATACCAGAAACAAAGAGAGGGTATGCGATACTCTCTCTTCCAAATCACTTACCATAACTTGTATCAATGACTTTGCAGCCATTTGTTCCGTCTTTCTCTGCACGCCTCTAAGGTAGGTGCACAATAAGAAAACACTCACCGTACAATAGAAATGCGCCGACTTTCACAAGCCAGCGCACATAAGAGCAATGAAAACACAAACAAGGAGTGTTTTCGGTTACAAAGGTACTAAAAAAACACAACTACAAAAAGTCTTTAAGCAACTCTTCATCACTAATAAAGCTATAATCTCTAGGATAAAACGTATTCGCTAATGCATCCATATAGTCAGGAGAACGTTTAATACGTTTTTTGATATCTTCTTTAGGCTCAATGATAATCTTTCCATTACTAAGGAACTTCCACTTGGTTTCGGTAGCCTCCTCCATTAACTGATCGCAGGGTGGGAGAGCGGCACCAAAACCATTTTTAGGATTAAGCCAGTCACGTAAAGCCCAATATAGGTATGCTCTCATATTTGCAAATTCATATTCGCCAGTAATATCGTGTAAGCCATCTGCCCCTTCCGAATATTTGCATGAAAAAGCGTTTGTAAATTTTTCTTCTAACAAACGAGAATAGACACCTGCTCCCTCTCCAATAGTATCAATAAATGCTTTTGCTCCTTTCTTCTTTAGATAGGGAATCATCATACCTACCACATGCATGTGATCCGCACGCCCGGCAGATTGATGAACTTCAAATTGAGAAACGTAGTTACCGTATCGCGGACAAAGCACACTGTTATCGCGTCCCATACCGGCAACGTCAACACCTAACTTACAAGATTTGGCTGGGATAAAACCATTTTCCTGTAACTCCTGCCAATTCCTGTTTGCTATTTCTATCCATTCATAAGGGATGAGAACATCTTCCGACACTTTAGGAAACATACCAAGTACCTTGACGCGAAACAAATCGTTAGGTCGGTATAGCTTACCTTCCCAATTGAAATCGCCTTCACCTTCGTTGAAGTCCGCTTGCTGGATAGGTGAGCACCAATTTATCACTTTGTCCTTAACCCATTCATAATCCACTTGACCGGGTATTACAATTTGCTTCTTTACTACATTTTCTGCATTTAGAGAGCTAAGTCTGAATTTTGCAAAACGGTCAGACTTCATGGCACGAGCTGCGTAACCGGTAGTAACATTAGGATTGAACACTATGAGAAAGCGGGAATTACCCTGTAAGTTACCTTCAATAGCGTTGTATGTCGCTTCTGATATACCGGAAGCTTCAGTAACAACAAACATGGTATTTACAGCATGGAAACCAGACCATGCTTCTGTGTTGTCATCACCAGCTTTGAACCCCGTTAGAAACCACTCTTCGTAATCTGTTTTAATGCCGGAAGATAGTAGACGTCCGGGCAAGAACCCTGCATTTCTAAATAAACGGGATATTTCAGGTATCATTATATTTTGAACCTGACGAGCTGTAGGAGCTGTCATGGCAATCTTGGTATTCTTAACTAACTTACCTTCTTTCCAACGTGGAGTAAGATACATGAAGCACATAGATGCACAAGCTGCAATGTAATCTTTCCCACGAGCTGTGCCCGATGCTACAGCAGTCATTGGATTATGCTGAACGGATTGAAGAATAGCTTGTTGCTCTTTGTCTAGTCTTGAATGAAGAACATCATGAGCGAACTTGCACCAATCCTCTCGCCATGCTTTCATGTATCGTATAGACTTTTCATCTTTGCTCATTCCTCATCGTCTGGCAATTCTTGCATTAATTTCTCAAATGGATTAATACTCAAATCTTGCTCTACTTTTTCAACGTAACCGCGATGCTTCATTTTAGTCTTACTTAACCAAATAAGCATAGTATTATCGTGTTCCGTCAAAGCTTTAGCAAACATTGTCGTTTCTAGCTTATCATAGAAACTTTCTTCTACTTCTTTCCATTTTTCGGCAAAATCTGGATCATTCGCTTTCCATTTATAAGCAATTGAGCGTGATATTTCCACAGCCTCACAAGCTGCGGTAACATTCAGCATCCTTGCGTCCAAAGCTTTTAGGAATTTCGCTTTCTTTTGCCTTGTATTAAGCCTGTACTTCTGTGCCATCTTTATTTCCCTCCAATACATTGTTTACGATTTCCAACATCTTACAAATACTTAGTGCCTGCGCCTTGATTTTATATTTGGCTTGAACTTTAGTCGACACCTCATTCAACCGGCGCATTGTGTCCATATCCACCAAAGTTAGATTACCAATCTCTTTTTCTGAATAACATTCCAACGTTTCCATGAGTTTATCAAACGAAACCTTCTGTGTATCAACAAACATAAGAGTTACAGGAACGATTTCGTTATTCGGCATTTCAACCGTATAGTTGATATCCTTTACGCTTTCCAGAACTTCATTGCTGATATGCGCATACTCTTTCAGTGCGACATCTGTTATTTCATCAAGCAATTGCTTCAAAATCTCCGCATCGTCCTGCCCAACTATACTGTTATGTGACAATTGTGTTGCCAGCAACCAATCGTTTGTAGTCTCCTCTTCATCTATGTACATAACATGGATGGAAGTAAGCCCGGCCATTTTTGCCGCTTGTGTTCGGTGATTACCACTCACTACCGTATAAGAACCATCTGAATGCTTTACGCAAAATGGTACAGACGATAATTGACCGTCCCTACGAATGTTATTCACTAAGGCATTAAACGTGTCCTGCTGCATGAAATGCGCATTTTTCTTGACCAGCTTAATGTCAGATAACTGCACTTCCGCTATCTTGAATTTTCCCATATTATTCCTTTCTCGGCTCATCACCGTATTTTTTCACAAAATCTTTTAAAATATCATCTAAGTTTCCACGAATACCTGCATCTTGTATGTAATGGAGTTTACCAACACAGCGTTCATGCAGTTTAAACACTCCCCGATACTTCATACTTACCGGTTTATCGGTAAATACAGAAGTGGCAATCACTCCACATTCATGTTTATATCTTATGTCCAATTCATCTTTGAACTCTGACGAAAGTACACCCATAATTAGCAATCTACTCAATTTGGGCAATGGATGGTCTATCACGAAATCCGACTTCATCAAAACTGCATCCATGCCGTACTTGCTTACCTTCAGGAAATCAAACATACAAGCCCCGAACACATAATCATCCAAGAACCATAAGTAACAGAATGGCGCAGAACCGAGGATAATACCCTTTTTCAAGTAAATCATACGCAGATAATCAATCTCTGCCATAGAAGCACGTACAAACCGGAGTTTGCTTTTATCCGTAAGCATATAATCATCCGGCAGTCGTTTATATTTTAAAGGAATGATAGTACGCCTTTTAAAACTGCTGTCTCCACTTTCTACCACATTAGACCAAATATATGTGCGTTGGTCTTTGAATACCTCTCTTCTGCCCATAAATCCATGCTGCGAGAGAGCCATGTAATTAACTTGTTCTTCATCTATTTCTGCATATTTCGTTTTAATTCGTTCTTGCCATCCGAGGTCATCCATCAAGAAACGTTGCAATGCGTTACTTGTAGCTTTCATGCCGGAATGAAATTCATTTTGATAGATTAGTATATCATCCTCTTTACAATTAAGAATCGCATCCGATATATCAGCACAATAAAGCACTTCAATAGACTTACTTTTAAGGTTATCTACTATATTTTGATAACGTTCCGTATACTTCTTATGGTAATGCTCCAACTTTGCCATAAAATCGTCATAAAGCGATTTGTGATAAATATCCTGTGAGTTCTTATGCTTCTTGATGGCATTAAAAAGGTGAATAGTGGCAATAATTTCAGCAGGATTTTCGGATTTGATACTTAGAAACTTATATTCTTCATTAAAGCGTAATTCTTGTATTTCACCTTTGATTGCTTTATACATCATGTAGATAAAATACTCCTTTGTATACACCTTAATTTCACGGTTGGTAAGTACCTGCTCTATATCCATATAATACGAGTTTACCACATGGGCTACATCGAATTTGGAGGCCTCTTTCTTGATAAAGGAAAGCATACGGTTGGATTTCTTAAACATGGAGCCTACCACTGTAACATTATCCGAGTGTTCTGCTGCCCAAAGTAATGGTTTATGTCTTTGGGGAACCTTAGAATAGTCTATATTGAACACTTCAAGGCACTTATCAATTGTGGTGAGTTGCTTATACTCTTCCATATCTTCATGCAGGTAGGTGTACTCCACAAACGAATACATGAATTTGATTGTTTCCAGTATTTTATCGAAATCCCAGGAGCTATTGAAGATCCTAAATTCTGCAGTTCCTATCTTTCCAATAGAACATAAATTAAGCCAATACCGGATATGCCCTCTGTCTGAACCATTGCTAAAGATCTTCAGCAAGTTATCGATATTATCGGCTTCCAGTACACGCTTTACCACATCCCAAGGTGGACTAGGCACGAGGTATTTCGTTTCCCACCACTCGGCGATGTCAAATATCCGCTTGATAGGATATGCAGTATAGTAGGATAGAACAAACATGCGTTTGATAACATCCAAATCCATATCCTTGATATACAGATGTGCATCAAAACCTTCATTCCACATAAGATAGCTTCCTGCATCTTTCATGGTCTGAATGAAGTCCTTCAGTTCTTGCAGATCTTCTGCACAATAATGGTACGGTCGAGTGTTTATCTCACCGCCAAACTGACCGTGATGCGTAACTGCCGAACCGTCCGAGTTGTTCATCATGGTTAGTTTGTTGTCCGTCCACTTGTAACCGGATGAAAGTGGGATAAGCTGTTTGTCACCATCGGCAAACTCCAACTCCATGCCAAACGTACGTTTGGCAATATAGTCAATCCAAGGTTTATCTATATTCATGTTCTGCATATTTCAATTTAACCAAGGATTTATAATCAGGAACAATATAAATCACATCACCAATGCGATAATCCGAAACATGCTCACATTGCATTATTGAATATTCACTGGAACTGTACTCATATTTCAAATCGGTGTGATAGTAAATCCGGCATTTGTACATATCTGCCATTGAATAACCGCAATCAATAATGAGTTGGTTACGCTCCGGATAAATGCCTATAACCTTTGCTTGTAACTCAATTCCATTAAGACCTTGCTTTTCTTTGTCAACACAATATGGGATTGTACCAAACAACATATATTCACCAATACGAACATCACTTATGAAACTAGGCAGTTTACTATTTTGCCCAAGCCAAAAACTACCTCCCAAGCTGATAGACTCAATATCATTACGCAGGCCGTTCCAGATACGGAACAGTTCTTTTTCCGAAGGGTGATTTTCATTCAGACAACCGGAAGTAATCAAACCATATATATGGGAGCTTGAAAGTGTCCTTATTTCATTGACCAACTTACTTGCTTCATAAATGCTTAAGCCTTCTCTATTATCACATGCATTAATCGGAATATAAAAATTATGTATTCCTTGGCACGCATTTCCATTGATAGTAAGATATTTCCAAACATCCGCAAATGATGTAACCACAGCACCGCTATTCCCCTTTACTGCCTTTCCGATAGAATAGCATATACTGTCTTTTAAATGGAGTCCAAAAATCTTATTTCTTATCTTATCCGATATATGCTCATAAATATCTTCATAAAAATCCTTGAACATTAACGAAATAGGGACATTAACAAATGATTGAGCCTTTTCAATGTTTTCTATTATATTCTTGGTATAGACTATAACTTTCATAGTTCCCACTTTAAGATTAAACGTTCAATTTCTTTGTATTTGGTATCTCTTTTGAATGAGAACCCTGCATTGATGAAACTCTTCATGCTTGCCTCATTCTTAGGCGATGTCATAGCAAATATCTCTTGCGAGCCATTGGAAATCAGTTTGGCAATATTGGCATTGAGAAGGATATACTGAAATCCGTTCCCCCTATAATCAGCATGAACAAAGCATTTATCCACGTAGGCTGTACCGTATTCAGTGCAATAGGCAAGTGAGTAGGCAACCAGCTTGTCATTTACCAACAACCCGAAACTGCAACCGGATTGCAAGCACTTCACTATATCTTCCGTCTCAGAGGGAAAACACATATCCGGATTGGCAAGAAGAGTCCGCTCCATCTTTTCAATATCGGACATATCAGACATGGACAAAACTTTTACTTGCATTTTGTACTCAATGTTTCCTTTTTCAGTTGGGAACAATGGTTCGTAACGGTCAATCCATGCTTTAGAGAGAAATGTATCGATATCAACTTTAGGCAACAATGCTTTTCTGCAACTGTCGAAAACATCTAATACAAATTCCTTATGCTTAGCAAGTTGTTCGCTTTTCAACGGACACTTACCACTACGAAACACAAAACTTTTTTTCACCGATTTTACCCACAAAGGATAAGTTTTACACATAATAGGCTTGTAACCATTATCACATGATTTGCAGTCTTTAGCGATACATTTTACCTTTTTACCGCCAAAGTAATCATCATCTATAATCTGTAAATGGGAGATTTCTTTTTCATGCCCGTCAAGTTCATGGGGCAAAATTACAATATGTCCGTCTGATCCGAACGAACAACACTTCCAACCGCATCCGGAGTTTTCACATGCTCTTATTAGTCCTTTATTGCTCATATATTTAAGTTGTATATAACTTCATATACATTTTGCGTTAAATGCCTGCCGGGCATATTCCCAGCAGGCTTAACACAAAAAATCAATCATCTGCAAGCTACTTGCAAGAACACTTATGCAGTCCTTCGGCTTCTTTTAGTCGTGTCAGATGGCAATTTCCATCACCCCGTAAACTACACAAGCTTTAATGTTTTTGCTTTTGCTTATCGCTACTATAAGGGTTGAGCGGAAACAGGGAGTCGAACCCCACTCTTTGGCTGGAATACCAACGCTCTACCGATGAGCTATTTCCGCAAACGCTCGTCTTTCCGAGCTGCCAACATTATGAACCGCCATGTAGCCACAGTCAACATTCACATGATTTTGTGAAGATCCACCTTGATTGATACCCTTTGGACTTATATGGGTTTTACCATACTCTCTCAATCTACTATTTTCTTCTATATATCGGTTGCTCCCATAACAACCTCAAATTTTAGAAAATGGTGCGTTCATTGATACAAGGCTGTGGGAACTCAAGGATTCGAACCTTGTTCTTCGGATTTTCAGTCCGACGCATAGACCATCTTTGCTAAATTCCCTTTTGCCTATGCTGTCAAACCACCGCTTGCTTGGCAAATCTGGCAGCATTCCATCAAACGCTATTGATGGTTGGCTAATAATTCTGGGTTATCGTATATATTTCCTTTTATTTCATATTCATATAAAACGACTCCATGTTCATGCCCATCATTCCAATCTGAGGAATATACAAAATCTGACACAATGTAACCTTTATAAGTTTTATGTTTTATACCAAAAACTCCGTTATCAAAACTCACTTCACCTATAAACCCATAGTCATATCCATCTGTAACTATTCGTTCAACAATGTCACCCTCATATATTTCTTCCCCATTCTTGTCAAGCAAGCCTGTGAACTGACCAACAGAGTCTTCCTTCACTTGCTCCCAATCGTCAAGTGTACCTCCTTGATGAATCATTGGAAAGTGGTCGTCATCGTCTTGAAATAACCAACCGATAATCCATTTTCCGCTTTCAACGTGTTTACCTCTAAACTTAATATTTCTTCTCATACTCAAAACAAACTTGCTTGTTCATACTTAGGTTCTTTCTTCTCAACAACTCCAAACTCTTTGATTTCAATACCTGTCTTTTCAGTAAGCCACTTAGCCAAAATATGCCGATGGCAGAAATCACCCGGCTTTTCGTAACAGCAGAGAGCAACATCTTTGCCTTCACTGAGTCGCTGGATGGTTTGTATCAAATCTTGTGGATTGACTTTTGCAAGGACATCATTCAAATACATATTCGTGTATTCTTCATAAGTCCATTTATCATCCAGCATATATCTTTTTGGTGCAACCTCTATTATTTGAGGAGCATTATAATATCTTGGCTTCCCTAACGCAACACATATCATTTTTACGTTTGCGGCTGCCAACTTTCTGTAATTTCCGAAATAACTTGTGTAAATTTTCATTGCTCTTTTTTTTATTTTTATGGTGTAAAGATATAAAATATGGCGTAAAAAACGTCACTTTTAGTCATAAATTTATTTAATTTGATGATTTTATTGTCTCAACCTTGTAACATTTCATCATGTGATCTGTTTCGCACCCCATATTGAAAATATTGCCGAGATAATATTTGCGTACTTCTTGCCATGATAAGTTGATAGGGGTAACGAACCAGTCTTTATTACCTTGTTCGTCTTTTAAATACACTTTTACAGTTGTTTTCATTGCTCTATATTTTATCCGTTATACGCTGCTGTTATCTTTTCTGCTTTCAATTCTTTGGTAAGCTCTCCATTCTTGTAGAAGCGTACAGCAACAACTCTCACCGTTTCTGACAAGAACCGGCCACAATCATTGGTTAACTTCACTTTTAGCTTGCTTGCCTTGGCTAAACTTTTTGTACGCTTCTTTATTGTGTTTTTGAATCCGAAAACATAATCTTCGGTATCAATCTCAAATGAATATGTAGTGGAATACATCACTCTTTGAAGCTCTTTTGTTAGTTCTGTTACTTTGCTCATTTGCTCTCTTCTATTATTAGTCGTTATTATTTCCAAGAAGTTCTTGTAAAGCAGACTTATATCCGTCCAACGCCTGTTGTGTATATCCCAATCTGAATTTTTTATCTGCTGAAAGAGAGTCGTTGTTCAATCCTTTTTCAATAGCTTCAATGTTTGCTTTGTAGTATCTGATAAGTTCTTCTGTTTTCATTGCTCTTGACTTTTACTTGTTATTAATAGGTGTTATTTTGATATTGTAAAGATACAAATAATATATTGAATATCAGTATTTTACATCTTAAATATCGCAAGCTTAAACTTTGTTTAACTTTCTATATTTCAACGTGTTACCAAATTTTTCAACGGTGGTGCCGCTCCGCTTGTTGCCTCCACGCCTGGATAGTTGGTTATTTAAACACGTGATCTATAAATACCGTATTAGTTTGCCATTCTCCGCGCTTTTTGAAAACGAAATACCCGCGTATTGTTGCCGTTTCATTCATTCCGTTTGCAAAATCATAAGCGGCTTGTTGGTCCTTTCCGAATTCTTCGTTTATCGTTCCGCTGTTATTGCTCACCCTATAGCGTAGCTTTGCAGGGGCTTTTGTTCTATCTGTAATAATATTCATACTTTCCGTTTTGTGCAATTGCTTGCGGTTAATAATTCGTTATTAATGTCCTGCATACACTTTTCGTGTTAATGGTGTATGATAAATTCGATAGTTGCCAAATGGGTAAGATGTTCTAAAATATTTCTTTACGTTTGCTACATACGCAAAATAAATGTGGTCAATCTTTTTACAACGCACTGTATTGTCCAATGAAGCAAGTGCAACCCGGCAAAATTGTTCTTGTAAATTTGATAGTGTTTTCGTTCTCATATTCGCTTTGATTTAATGTTTTTAAGTTTATAAAACTAGTTCCCGTATATTCATCAAAGACTACGGTTAAGCCGATACGGGATAATTGGTTACTTTTGGTTTTTCCATGTATTGTAGTCATTCGTAGACTCAAAACACATAAAGCCTCCATACACCTTGGCGACATTTGAAGGCGTAAACGGACATTCTTTAATAGCTTGATATCTTGTTTTTACTTCTGCAAAATAAACTCTCATAATCACTTTATTTTATTTGCAATGCTGCGTAGTATCCTCCGATCCATATTAATAACTCTTTCGGGGTGAAATACCCGCTTATACGCTTATTCGGGTAACGTGTTGTTATTTCGCCGTCATCACCATCCGCCAATATTATAGAGTATGTTTGTTTCGACAACCTTGATGGATAGAGGGCGAAACCATTTGCCCTGCAATATGATTGTAATTGCTTTAATGCTTCTTTCTGTGTTAGATTCATATTCTTATGGTGCTGATTTCAACATATATTTTGATAAAAGGATGGATTTACTTTTCTCTATCTCGCTATTGGTGTCAATACCAATCTGCTGGTAGAATCCGACATTACCGGAAAGACATTCATACGCAATTTTCAATGTTCTACGTTCTTCTTTTGTAAAACCTACGCGGAACGTGGAGAAAATAGCCAATGCGGCTTTAAAATCACCGCACCGGAGTAATGAGATTGCTTTATTGGTTTTCGTTTCCATTTCCCCACAACTTTTTAGCAAGCTCATAATTCTTTTGTGCCTCATTAACTGCTTTCTTGGCATAAGTAAGAGTATAAGCATGTTCACGCGGATATTTGCCAGACTTTACACCTTCATGGTATTCTTTCGCTTGTTCCAACTTGTGTTTGTAGAAGTCAATGCTTTCCGGCATTGAGAGATTAATCGTATTGGCTCTTTCTTCCCAATATTTGGCCACTCTTTCATGTTCATTTGCCTTATCAATGAACTCAACGCTTTTACCCATGTTGTTCCAAGCATCATCTATTGCTTTTCTATGCCTTCTTTCGCTATGATGTCCGACCTTGATAGGTTCTCCAAGTGAAAGGAAATCTCTATCCTTATTCGATTTATCAAAGTATTGCTTGCTTTTACGTTCAGACGATGCGGCCCATTCATGTCTGCGTTCTGCCCTTTGTTTCGCCCATTCCTGAACATTAAAACCGTCAGCCCTTACTATAGAGTAATAGTAAAAACCGTCTTTCTCGAAAATCAGATTGAAAACGATGCTTTCGTTTTCTTTGCCATACTTGGTGGTAACTAGAATTTCTTCACCTTTTTTGTGCATCTCTTCGCACTTTGCCAAAAACACGTTTGGCGCAAACTTGTAATATGTGTTCATTGCTCTTATGTATTAAATTGCTAACTTTAATATTTCTATATCTCGAATAAGTCTATTGGCTCTCTGCCTTTCATTACTTGCAAAGTCTTCATTACAGATACTTTCGTAGAATGCCGCATTTTCTTCTGCTTCTTTTAACGACATCTCTTTGCGTTCTATCAAAGACTTTATTGTATCAATATCATTGCTATTAATAATTTCTTCTAAAGCTGTCTTCTTTGTTAATTCGATTGTTGCTTTCATTGCTCTTGTCTTTTAATTGTTAGTAATATTGGTTTCTTTTAAGTATTGTAAAGATACTCATTATCAATGAATTAGCCAAATATTCACACAATTATTTTAGTCGTAAAATACTCATAACCAAAGATTTAACTTTTAGAGTAAAACAGCAAACATAATACAGATGATGCATCGGAAATGGTTACTTTGTATAGTTTGCTCATGGATTTTTCTTTTTAAGTATTTCAACACATTCCTTTATCCCATCATCAAAACCATGCTTGTACCCCTTAGCGTATTCTCCAATGTTATACACCGCCATTGCAAATACAAACAGGATGATACCTAAAGCCTTATGCCAACCGGGCAACGATATGGAAAACGGTTTAAATGTAATTGTGAGATCGCCAACCCATAATAGGGCGATAATACATATAGATATAAATAAAATTGTTTTCATCGCTTATTTTCTTTCAATAATTCCGGATTATCATATATGTTACCTATCACTTCAAGATGATTATCTTTGCACAATAAAAATCCACGTTGATTATTTAACAAACGAAACCCACCATCAATATAATCTACTGAAAAATTGTCGCAACCAGCAACATTGGAACAAAAAACTCCATTAGGAATATCAATCCCATATTCTTTTGTTTTGACTATATCCCCCTCGTAAATCTCTTTGCCGTTCTTGTCACATAATCCGGTGAACTGTCCTACTGTTTCAGGAAGAACTACACAAGTTTTCTTTTTTGGAATAAGTTCAGCATTTTCAACGAGTGTAATAGTTGGGTAGTATCTTGGATATGTTGTCAAAGATCCTTCTATCCACTGTCCTGTTTCAAATTCTTTCCCTCTGAATTTTATTTCACGTTTCATAATCAATATCTTTTTCCGTTCAACATAGGTCTTAATTCATTGTATCTTATCTTCTGTTCGATATGCCAAAGCAAATCTACGCCATAGTCTTCCGACCATCCAATACCGCTTGGGTTAATCCTAATTTATCGTTGAAAAATATCTTCTTCATAATCATATAAGTTTTAATGCTTCCTGTAATCCGGCTTCAAGTGCTTCTTCATAAATATCCCATTTACCACCATCATTAGGTCCTTCATAAACAGAACTAGTTATATGAGTTCCATTATCAGCTTTAGATATTTCGTATCCATAGCCACAAGCACAGTTATATACACATATATGAATGTTTTTGGTTTCACGTAACCACTTTTGGGCTATGGATTGCGGAGGAACAGATAAATATTTATAACAATGATTCAAAGTGGAAACATCTATGAGATATTTTCTTTCATTGAACCCTTTCTCTTTAAGCAGTTTAGCAGTTTCTAATGTTACAAGTTCTTCGGTCATGGTTATTCTCCTTTACACTCTTTACATTCTTCACAATGTAATTTATAAGCATGGGCAAACATCCCTAACGTAACAGAATCAAAGTTAAAATCTGCCTGTTTATCTTCTATGACAACTGAAACACATAATTGTCCGTCGCAAAAGCAAATATATGCCTCACCATCTCCAATCCCTCTAATGGAAAGAGTTTGTGTCTGTACGCTATCCATGATTCTCCTCCTTTAGCCTTTTAATTAGGGCATCAGCGCAATTAAGCGAATATTTAGCGACTGCCTCAGAATTAATACCATTATCGTTTGCTATAACAACTTTAATAATGTCTTTTGCCAATTCGTACCTACGTTGTTCCCAATCAATGTTTTCACTAAAGAAATTAAGTTCTGACACCTTGATATACATGTTTCCCACCAATGCAGTACCATCATCATATAAATCCTTAATCTCTACAATTTCTCCAGTTGCTTTTATTGTTGCTTTCATATTTAATATTCTGATTTAATAATAGTACCAAATGAACGATACCTACGCCAAACTATATTTCCACGCTGAATACTAGTAAGCCAATCACAAGCCTTAAATACTTGTCCTACATTATATAGGAATGGTCTTTTTTGAATTTTTCTTTTTATTCTTGCTTTCATATTTAATCGAAATACATTACTTTCTTACCTATACATACTTTGAACCTTGAAAGACATTCGCTATGTTGTGTGATATGGTTAGGATTATATCTGTTAACAAAACATCCAGTACGTTTATGGTATCTAACACAAGCATTTTCAGGAGATTTAGCCAATATCTCTTTCTCATCGCTAAAACTAAAAAATAAATTATCTCTGTATGATACCTTATACCACTTCACTTGGCTTCTTATCTTTTTAAAATACTTAGCTTTCATCATTCCTCCTTTGTTTTAAAATGTTCAATCAGTTCGTTTACGGTGGCCTTGCGCCATTTAGGAGATACTGATATACTGTCATTGTTTGTATTATAAGCCCAAATTCCTTCGGGTGAAATAAACCACTGAAACTTATCTGTATCATCCCTCAATGCAGCTAAAGCCAGGAAAAGATCCTCATTAGTTCCGCAATCAATGCTATCGGTTTCGTCGGGATGTGAAATATTACTGAAAAACTCAACACTATATAGCCTATATTCAGGTTCGGTGAAAATACACAAGTCTTCGTTAAGTTCACATCCGAATAATCTATATCCTAACTCGTTTAATCTGTACATAAGTTTATATGTACTCTTTCTTATAAAACACGGTGTTGTAAATCCCATAATTATTCCTCCTTATCTATCTTAATATCCGTTACTTTGCCACGACTGATAAAACACTGACCTGTCCCCAAATCTAACATGGAACAATAGGTCTCATCTAAAATATTACAGCATTCCCGGGACAAGGAACATTCATTACAAAATCCTTCTGATGGTTCATACAACACACCATCTATTATTATTCCGCTATTTATTTCCATATTAGTCTCCTTTCTCTTTAATCCGTTCCAGTACATCCCTGTTGGCTTCGAGTATCTCGTCAAAAGACGGAATAGGCATCCACATGTCACACTCGTAGTCGTTCCAATCCTCAAATTCAAATCCTCCGTCTGTCGCAACGTATGGCGATCTCCCGGATGAAACAACGATATAGCCACTAACAATCGCTCCATTTGATACCATTCTGCAAAGGACAAGCTTGTTTGGCTCCGGCAACCGTTCATTAACGCTTATCCAAGGAGATTGCTTCGACTGCCATTCGGCACCTTGAACGAAATTCATCTCTCCAAACTTTGCCAAATCTTTACCAAACAAAGTTCTGTCAACTGTCCTGTGATTAAACAGGATATTTTCTCTTGCTGCTTCTTCCAATGTCTGTTTCATATCCTATCCTTTGAAATTTCTCATGTATTCGCAATCCTCATCACATACACCTTTCTTTGCACAGTGAGGGATATTAGTTCCCCGCTCATATTCAAAATTATAACATAGGTTTCTGTGTTCTTTCCTTCTTTCCATAGGACCAAGTGTTCTTGCTGAACTCCATGATTCATAGTCATTGCTAGACGCCTCTTTAAGAACGCATCCATCATCGTTATATAGCTTTCTAACTTCATTCATAATCTGTTCCGTTTTGAGGATTATCCATTAAACTTAAACTCATCCATATATCCCATCTCTTTCAAGCGGATATTAAACTCTTCAATCGATTCATTATTAGGAATGAATTGTTCAAGAACATCGTTAAAAGGGTGCAGATCGTTTTTTAAAATATCATTAGCCTCTTCTTCTCCACGTTTCTTTCCTAATCGGTCTTTGCATACTTCTATGTAATCATCTTTTGTCATATTGTAGTGCGTGACTGTATCAACAATTGTACTAAACCTACAATATAAGCCGTTTGGCTGTTGGGCTATAAATGATCCCATAATTACCTCCTTCTAATTTTTTATTTATCCACGGTTGATTTTACAATAATCTTATTATCGGATGATGGCATTACAACCACATTCCCGGCATCTGTGCTAATTTTTAAGATAGGATTAGAATTTGCGTCAATACCGGCTACTATAATCATATCTCCAAAAACATATCTTTTATCTTGTTCTAATTCATTCATATTCTTTATCAATTACTTTTTTCAATTTATTAAAAGCCTTCTCTTTATCAAATCTAATCCCATCTTTGAACTCCAATATCAACTCCCAAAGCTGGCTTTTGTAAACATCACCTGCTTTATAGTCAGTCTTATAATGCCATTTCTGTGTAGTGGTTATTTCCTTAAATATATTCGTTGCATTAAGATATGCGGCTCCCCATTCTGTAAGCTCTACACTAACGGTATCATTCAAATCTATTTCTATCATAAATATTCCTTTCAAATTATTGTTATTAATCGGTTTTTACTATTTTCCCATTATCCAATATCAAATATAACCGGCATTTATAGCTGACTGTATCCGCCCATTGGTGAGCATATTTCAAATACTGATGTAGCTTATACCTTCCGGGATTATTCATCATTTTATTTCTTATTCTTTTTTTCATCAGTTTTGAGGGTTATTGTTGTTCTTCATTTTTCAAAAAGCCACTCCGGTCAGGATATACCTTTTGTACCAGTTTCTCCATTTCCTCAATAGCTTTATAGGCATTATTTATATCATCTTCACGATAGGGATTGTTAGGATTATCGCCAAATAAACCATATATGACCTTGTATGAGAGCCTGTGAGCACGTTGCCTATCAATGTACTTTTGCTCACAGGTAGCAGTACCGTCAAGCGTTCCGCCAAGGCTGTTTGTAACAGCCATAAGCCTTGCCAACAATTTCTTTTGAGTTTTATTCATTTCTTATCCGGTTATTAGCCATATACTTCTCTAACTTTCTCAATCCAATCCAAATAAGCTTGCCTTACCTTTTGTTTAGCACACTGCTCCATAGAATCGGTAATGACATCGCTATTTTCTTCCATCTCCTCACAAAAATGATCTACCCAACTAAACGGGTCATACTCAATAAATTCTTCTGTTCTACAAAACGGACAAGGAACATCCTCTCCCTTATCGTAAAGATTACCATTCTCGTCACAGTAGTCTAAATCTTGCAATTTGCCATTGACACAGCACGCATCTGGATAGCTTGCACCCCAATATGGAAATTCGGGGCATGGTTTTTTATTTTCACTCATTTCCTTATTGTTTATCGAAAATCTTAATACACTCGAATAAATATTTTGCCACTGTTGGATTTACCGCATTGCCGATACTCCCAACTCTGTGTGACCAATTGGGAAACCCATCATCATTTCTAACAGTGCTATGCGCTGGGATTTCAAGAATCCTTTTTGCGCAAGTATATCCGACACTCGTATCTGATGTCCACTGTTTAAATATCGAGTTAAAGCATCCATTGTTGCAAATGTCGCCTTGTAGTCCGATTTTATTGGAGTAGGCAATAAGATAAAGTCTTTCCCTTTTGTGCGGGTATCCAAAAGCGTAGTTTGATATACATTGCCATTCCGCATCATACCCGATTTTGGAAAGGTCGCATAACACCTGTTCGAAGCCGGAAATAACGAGAGCTGGCGAGTTCTCAATGATGACGTATTTAGGTCTAACCTCCCGTACAATTCTATACATCTCACTCCATAAGCCGGATCGTTTCCCTTTAATACCTTCACGTTTTCCGGCAACGCTGATGTCTTGACACGGAAATCCTCCACTAATGATGTCCACATATCGAAGCCCGGTTGTTTTTGTAATATCTGTGAATCTTTCTGCATAAGGAAATTTATTTTTTAATATTTCACCTTGAAATTTTTCTATCTCACAATTCCACAAAGTGTCAATTCCTGCCATTTCGGCACCTAATTCAAAACCGCCAATACCACTAAATAGGGAGCCGTGAGTCAATTTACTTTGCTTCATTTCTATTCAGTTTTGAACCATTTTCCTGATGTCTGGTAAATGGTAATTATTGTAAATTAAATTCTAATTGTATTATCAGTCAACTGTTAATCAACTTCCACTAACTCACCGTTTTCCAGTCTATACCATGTATCAGCCTTGACAACCTCACCATCGACTAATACAGCCTTCCAATCGACAATATCACACGTATCTTCCCCTTCTTCAGCTATGACCAAAATTGCACCTATTCCGCCTTTTACCTGAACATTGTTACCTCTTGCCACTGACAAACCATTTGATCCGGTTGAAGCCTTTCCTCTTGCCGTGGCAGTACCACTATCACCAGCCGTGGCAGCACCACTATCACCAGCCGTGGCAGCACCTCTATCACCAGCCGTGGCAGCACCATAATCACCAGCCGTGGCAGCACCTCTATAACCAGCCGTGGCAGCACCACTATAACCAGCCGTGGCAGCACCTCTATCACCAGCCGTGGCAGCACC